ATGAAAAACAAAGAGCTGTTATTCAGCATCACCCCTAGAGGAAATGGCAGGTTTACAATTCGCTCTAGTTACTACCGTCTTCTTGGAGATGAGGTATGCGGCCGGATAGGTGAATCCAAGAAAAAGGAAGTATCTTTCACCTTGGCCGGAACAAGCGAGAAGGCTACCGCTATCGCAATCGAGGCCACCCGAATCTTTAGACGGGTTCGTGAAGTAACCGAAAAGTTGAGTAGTCTGGATGCCGACTCAGAGAGCTTCACTTCTATCTTTGACTTTGCCGTTGTCTACTGCAAAACCGGCATTCACGATCTTGAAGAGCTTAAAGACTCAGAGTTCAGAGCTGTCTTTAAGCAAAAAGCCGTTACCGCTCTTAAACAAGCGATATCCGAAGAGGCCGAAGAGGTCGTTAGCATTCGAGATATAGAGGTAAAGACCGCAATCAGCACTTTTGGTGATTTGATAAGAGGTTACTTTGCCAGTGAAAGGGACTCGGGAGAAATTGCTCACGTAACAGTAAAGCAGAATTACGGACACGTGAATAAATTACTGGATGTCCTCGATGAGAACACGCCCTTAGAGCACCTTTGCAAAAAGACTATCCGAACCATTATGGGGAAGCTGAAAGTCTATCCAGCGAGAAAAGAAGCGTATCACGGGGATATTCCATTCGAGATAATTGTTGCCACCGAGGCTGGCCGGTATACCGCCATTAACGAAACAACCTACAGCTATGTCTTGAGTTTCCTCCGGAGAGCACTCGGCTGGGGATATGATGAAGGTCATATGTCGGTTGATTTGCGAAAAGCCTGTTCGGAGAAAAGCAAATCAAGGAACGGGGTTCATAAAAGCAAGGGCGCTTTTACTATACCCGAAAGCGAGATCGACACCGCCTCTACGTTCTTGTCTCAAAGCAAGAAGGTAAAGCCGTTTGATTCAGAAATGTTGGACGCCATTTACCGGACTCACTTTTTCCGTAGCAAAAGACGAAGAGGGCATATTGCTCGTTACGGCTATTACCCGTTGCACTTTTGGCTTTATCCGATTTGCCAGTTCACCGGTATGCGCAGTCGCGAAGTCGCCCAGCTATCAATAGATGACGTGGTGTGTGTCGGGAGCATCTGGTGCTTAGTGGTTAACGATGCCAAGTTCTACCAGCGCGTGAAGTCCGTAAATGGGCGCAGGATTATTCCCGTGCATAATATGTTGCTCGAATTGGGTTTGCTGGATTATGTAGAGTGGCGGAAGAATCTGAAGGGGGTGCCGGAGATTTACGACCCTCTGCTGATGACTCCTGTGGTTGATAAGTTCATCTTCTCGAATGCAGGAAAGAACCTGGATGTGTCCAGAGCCATTAGAAAAGAGGCAGACATACCTTACGGGAGACAATACACCTGCCATTCATTCCGGCACTTGTTTATTGATGTTATTCGGTCGAAGAACATACCTGAATGGAAAATAGCACAGATAGTCGGCCATGATGGGAGAACCAGCGGCGAGGTAGCTCTGACAACGACCAAGTATGGTCACAGGGCGCTGAGCGTTGCGGAGCTGCAAAAGATCGTCAACTTATATGAGTCTCCGGTCGATGTGTCATTTCTTAATTGGGAGAGATTCAGGGACAATTTGCTACAGGATTGGAAAGAGTATCGGCACGTAAGATGAAGGCACCAAAATTACCGAAATGTATGGTTGGCTAGTAGGGGCAAAGACCTAGTTTTGCAGCGCTAGATACTAAAAAGCACCGTTTAAACGGTGCTTTCTTGTATGGAAGGGCTTGTAGAGGTAGAGAGTTGATGAAGCTCTAATTAGTTGTCGATCGTTAACTGATAACAAAGTGAAACTATTCGGGAAAATTAATCCAGCCCTTTAACGAACTCATCAAAGAAATCTTGCATTTCCTTCAACTTCTCCTGAGTAAGTTCGACATCCACTTTGCCAGCTCTAATCAGTGAGTTTTCAAAAGCATTAGCGGCATGTCTGCCGATAGAGTTAACGTTTGTTTTTCTTTTAATCCAGTCAGCAAGATGAGGCTCATCTTGCTCCAGAACAAGCATCATTAAATCGGTTTCATCAACCTCCAGACTTCTAGCAAGAGCAGGGACACGAGCTTTGTTCAGCTTAGATCTACCACTTTTCAGCATTGTGATGTTGTTTGCGTTAGCATAACCAGCCTCTTTAGCAATGGTGATCTGGCTCTTACCGCATTCCTCAATCGCTTTAGTAAGGAATTGAGCGACGATCGCATTCGGATTTTGCTTGTCTGTTGGAATCATAACGTTATCTCGTTCTTTAGTTAGTTCATTATGTTCGGTGGAGTCGCTTCATAAAGCGCGTCAATACGCATCCGCCGCAACTCACCAACTTCCATAATCTGCATTTTACTAATTTTATTAATTAATTCTTTCAGCGTAGTGTTAGTGCAGTTCTAACTCATCGCTTATTTATCATTATGTTTCTTATAATACCACATGGTCAATTCTGTATGGATATACAGTGTTTGTTCTGTAGCTCAGTATTCATGGGTTTGTGATCTCGTCATGTGAGATGTTTTATTTTTAAGTATATGAAAAATATGTATTTAATTTAATAATCTCCATATGTTTTGCAACTTTAAAGCAAGGAGCTGCTTTGAAAAAAAATGCAAAATATATGTTCCTTGCTCATGATTTTTTCCTGTTGACTCAATTATTGCTAGGCATATATCATGATGTGTCTAAGTAATTAGTTAGTTAGTATCCTTGTTTCAGACAAAGGCAACATCAGCGATGAACGAAAACAACAAATCAAGCTACTTTGATTTAGGTGGAGTATCGGTTGAGTTGATGGAGAAGGGAGGAAAGCTGATGCTTGTTCTATCTGGCGCGGTGACCCCTGTTTCCGAAGATCTTGATGATACTGTATTGGAAATTGTTACCTCAGAAGATGGCAGCCCGTATATGCGACTGGCCGACCGAGAGGAATCGTTAGAGCTTATAGCTGACCGAGTATCCATGTTGCACTAAACCAAAAGCAGCTAGTTGACCTCATGTAACCTTTGACTGGTGCGGCGCAAGTATTCCTTGCCTGCACCATTTTTTTATCATTTCCATAAATAAACACTCGTTAAAAGTATTTGGCTATGGCAATCGTAAGAAAAGAAATTATCCAAATGCGTGAATCAGTAGCGAAGGTTGTTTCGCTGCTGTCACGAACCTCTGTAAAAGTCTCTATGTCCGGAACTCGCGCTTATGTCGAGAACGATATGGAGGGCAAAACAGTTCGCGTGAATATTCCTGCTCTGCCTGACGACGCTAGTGATTTAGCCATTATGGCAGTCCGAGGCTTCGTCGATCACGAGGTCGCGCACATCCTATTTACTGACTTCAAAACGCGATGCTCAATTCCAACAGCGTTGGAGCCAATGTGGAACTCGGTGGAGGATATCTTTATCGAGCGGAAGATGAGCCAGGTATTCACCGGTTCTCGCTCAAACCTGAGCAAAGTTCGTCACCACCTACTTGAGACAGTCTTTGACAACGCCTACAAGAAAGCCGTGGACTCTGGCATGAAGGGCGTCGAGCTGTTCAACCGAATCCTTGCCGTTCCTGCATTACGTGCGATGGCAGGGCAGACAGAGTTTGCCGATTGGATGGGGGACAAGTGGGATCGCATTGATATCTTGAAGACCCGCATCGAAGACGCTCGAATCCCTAAAAAGCTGACGCTTACGGAAAGCACCTCTGACTGCATTGAGGTTGCGCGTGTCCTTTTGTCGCTGATCATCGACGAAACCCAAAAGGAGCAAGAGCGCGAAGAAGAGGATAAGCCGGAAGAGTCAGAGGGCAAAGTGAAGTCACCTGACTTGCCTAAGACAGAGAGCAAGGATGAGGGCGAGGATGAATCCGGCGACGACCAACCATCGGAGGCCAAGGACGACGAAAAGCCGGAGGAATCCATTGAGATTGAAGTGGATGCCGGTAGCGCGGACGAAGAAGGTGAAGACTGCGACAAAGACGAAGAGAATGATGAAATTGAGGTTTCCGGCTCATCAGACGGAAAGAGCGAAGAGAGTGACGAAGAAGATCAGGGCAGAAGTAAGTCTGACTCAACAGCTACCGATACCGACACGGATATGGGCTTTGACTTCGACCTTAAAGATCTTGATGAGCTAGAGGGAATCGACGACAAAGTTGAACCTCTGTCTATCGAAGATGCGCTTGAAGAGGCACTTTCTGATGCGATTGATGACAGCATGAGTAGCTACCGCCCATTGACCGACCAGTTCGATATTTATGATGTTGTTGAGAACATTGGGAAACAGGCGGCACAAGTCCAGACCCATGAGTATTTCGGTGAAAATAAGGAGGGTGCTGAGCGTTATCGCAAATACTTCGACGATCTGTTTGTGAACGGCGAGCGAGCCTTTAAACGTCGCATTGAGGCTCATCTTGGCGATACCTCAAAGAACATGGCAAAACAGCTTGAAAGGGTTGTTCGCAGCCAAAACAAGTCTCAGTGGCTTGGCGGCCAAAAGAAAGGTCGTATTCATGGGGCGAGCCTATTTAAGCTCAAAACCGGTGATGTTCGTGTATTCCGCACCAAAGAAGAGCACCGTAGCCGAGAAGCTGCTGTTCAGATTGCGGTGGACTTCTCCGGCTCAATGCACAGTGGAGACAGAATAGGGACTTCTCTTAGGTCGGCTTATGTCATGGCTGAGGCTCTTGGCCGATGTGGCATCGCATGTCGCGTTGTCGGTTTTACTTCACTGTTTGATTTGGATGTCCGCGGCTTCGAGCGCTATCTAATGTCCAAGAAAATAAAGCCCGGAACTTTGTCTTTCTCGCGCCTTGAGCCATTGCTGCTGCCGATCTTGAAGGATTGGGACGACAAGGCCAATACCAAACTTGTGAAGAAACGGTTTGGCGCTCTGGCCGGTAATTTCCCTTTGGCAAACAACGCTGACGGGGAGTGCATCCTGCGGTTTATCCCAAGCCTGATGAGCCGACCTGAATCATTGAAGATGATGGTTGTTCTGTCGGACGGCGAGCCATGCGCAAGGGGTAGAGGAATGGCCGAGCACTTGAGAGCTGTCACTCGGTTTATTGAGCAGAAAACCGATATCAAGCTACTTGGCATCGGCATTCAGACAGACTCGGTTAAGCGCTTCTACGCCAAACATGCCGTGGTAAATGACCTGTCAGAGCTACCAGCCGTTGTCTGCGGCAAAATCAGAGAGCTTGTAGCCTAGCCATTCTTTAGTGACCTGCGAATATTTGAAAAATAGTTAGATCACCGCTTACTTATTATTTAATATTCGCAGTGTCCAATTTACAAAGAAACAAGTTTACGTGAGGTAACAACATGTCAGCATTAGCAGATAAAGCATCATTGGCAGAGTCTAAAATTTCATGCCGCCTTTGCGGTGAACTTACCCATGCGATCAAACCACACCTTGAGAGAGAGCATGAAGGGTGGGGCGATATCGAAAAATACAAAGCTGAATTTCCAGAGGCTCCAACCCTGTCTGAATATGCGCTACACATGATCCGCCAGAAAGAGGCGCTGCGTGGAGCCGCTACCCAAGCCCCTGAGAGGAAGTCTGAAACCAAGAAAAGCGAAATGGCTACTACCTCCGCTGCTACTGAGGAAAAGGTTGTTCCTATCCATGGCCATATTGGTGAAACCGAGTATCGCACAGAGAAAGTTGCTCTCCATGAGGCACTTGGCCTGCCGTTGAAAGCGCTACAGTCTTCAACCGGCAAGCCAATTATGATGACCGCATTCCTGAACTCGCCTTTTCCTGAGTTTTTTCCTAAGCGCACCTCTGGCTATGTGTTCCAGCCAGAAGTGACCAAGGACGCGGCTATGGCTATCGAGCTTGGTATGCCTGCTTACTTTTGGGGACATGCCGGAACTGGCAAAACCTCACTATCTACTCAAATTTGCGCTGCGCTGAACCGTCCTTTAATTCGCGCCCAGCATACCGGTTCTACAGAAGAGTCCGAGATCGTCGGCCAAATCTTGGCGAGCCAAGAGGGCACTTATTTCGAACCTGGCTTATTGGCAATGGCAATGCGTCACGGCTTTGTTTACGTCGCGGATGAATACGATTTTGCCTTTGCTCAAGTGCTATCGGCTTATCAGGCGGTTCTGGAGGGTGAAGCGCTGGTCATCAAGAATGCTACTCCTGAGTGGCGCAAGGTAAACCCACACAAGCACTTTGCCTTTATTGGCACTGGTAACACCAATGGTTCTGGCGATGAAACTGGTTTGTATCAGGGCACTAATATCCAGAACGCGGCTAACTACTCACGCTTTGCGATTGTTGAGAAAGTTGAATACATGGATCGCAAGTCAGAGGCGGCACTTATCCGTGCGCATGTTCCACTACGCGAAGAGGATGCCTTGAAGATGTGCGACTTTGCCAAGCGAGTTCGAGAGGCATATGAGCGCCAAGACCTGCCAATGACTATCGGCCCTCGTGAGCTAATCAACGCCGCCAAAGTGGGAATGTTACGAGGTAACTTAGCTGCTGGTCTTGAAAAGGCATGGGTTAACAAGCTGCCTGCCGACAGCATCACGGCTGCTAAAGAAACATTACAGCGCATTTTTGGGTGATTGATTAGTAAGCGGTGATTTAAGTGTTGGGTTGTTTTGGTTCGATTCTAACAGCAAGAAAAAAGGGCAAGCCATGTGAGGCTTGCTCTCACTTCCCAGAGTGTCAGGAAGAGGCGATGCGTCGCGTAAAAGACATTTTTGGTGAAGATACCGCGACCCTGCCAATGGACGGAATCAGCAAAGGTAAAAAGAAATGAGAGAGGTAAGAACAAGCCTTGAGTGGCTGGAAGAGGCTATGGAAGAGAGCGGATTGGTGATTTTAGATCCCGATGGCTGGGATCGCGTCAACTTCAGCTACTCATTCTATCAAGAGTTAATTAGCAAAGCAGAGTTTGAAAAGCGGGTGGGCTTCTCAACTTGTTTTTATGTTCCAGAAAAAGCGCCAAAGGATAAAGAAAAATGAAAGCGTTACTGTGTCGCACCGAGTTTTCGTTGGGTGAATCTGTTTTAAAGGCTGATAAGCTGGCTCCGAAAGCCGCTGAAATGGGATATGAGGCCATTGTTGTTGCCGATACCATGTCAATCAGCTCGATCATTCCGGCACAGCTTGGCTCAACTGACACTGATGTAAAAGTAATCTGCGGTGTCCGACTGACGATTGTTCCAGATCCGCAACTGGAATACCGCACCAAGGAAGCGGGGGAAAGCGCCAAAGGCATCAGACAAGATGAGTTCTCAATGACCCTGCTAATCAAGAACGATCAGGGCTTTGTGGACGTTTGCGAGCTGCTGACACTTGGCAACCGCGAAGAGCAGTTCTATTTCAAACCTCGCGTAAGTCCGGAGCAAGTGGCGGAGTGTTTCGCAAAGGGCAACGTTCTGATGCTTTCCAGCGACAAAGGGAGTGTGTTTAAGCTGCCAACCCATGCGGAGCTATTAGATAAAATGATTGGCGCAGGGAATGCGTCTGACTGCGTTATGGCGCTATACCCGATTGAAACGCCACTGTATGACCAAATCAACAAGAAGGCGCTTGAATACGCCAATCAAAAAGAGCTGGTTGTAGCCGCGTTCTATCCTGCCTACTACGAAACCATTGAAGATGCCGATATCAAGGACTTTGCGTATCTGGTTATCAACAACGTTAAGGCAGACCAGCCATATCGCGCTCTTGTTCCATACAACCGTGAGTCCTGCATCCAAGAGCGCTCACGCCTGCTGAAATCACTGAAAGAGTTCGCCGTTCGCATGGGTGTTCGGGTATCGCCGGACTACGTATCAGCAAACCAAGACCTGATCATCGAGCAATGCAACTGGCGCTGGCATAAGCTGGACGTGTCATTGCCGAAAATGGCAGATGATGAAGACAAGACACTGGCAGAGTTGGCGGTGAAAGGCTTGAAGGATCGTTTTGTCGAACCTTGTTTTGGCTATGTTCCGCCTGAGTCTGAGCGCCCCAAATACATCGAGGCGGTAAAGTATGAGCTTGGCATTCTGAAAAAACTTGGCTTTGCACCTTACTTTCTGCTGGTTAACGATCTGATTCAGGCTTCAAAAACGCGCAAAATTCCATTGGGCTGCGGTCGTGGTTCCGTAGGGGGTTCTGTCGTTGCCTGGTCGTTAGGCATTACTGAAACTGACCCTATCCGGCATGGTCTTCTGTTTGAACGCTTCATTAACCCTGAGCGTTTGGACTTGCCCGATGCTGACTTGGACTTTTCACAATCCCGCCGTCATGAAGTGCTTGAGTATCTTGAGAGCAAATACGGTGAAGAGTATGTGGCCGGCATTCCAAACTACATGTATTTAGGCTCCGCTTCTGCGTTGCGTGATGCCGGACGTATCTATGGTATTGACCAGACTGAACTGGCCGTTACCAAGGAAATTACCGGTGACGGTGACAATTTGCCTTTGGAAGATGCGAAAGAAGAGCTGGGTGGCATCGGTAAGTTTGCAGCCAAGTATCCTGCCGTGTTTGATTTGGCCTGTAAGTTACAAAACACGATGCGAGGCTATGGGCGACATGCGGCGGGTGTGATTGTTGCCGGGGACAAACTTACCAACCGTTCTGTCGTTGAGCGACGTGGCGGCGAGCGCACTATCAATTGGGACAAACGGCACTGTGAGGACATGGGGCTGGTTAAACTCGATGTTCTAGGCTTGGCGACACTCGATTTGCTTCAACTGGCCTGTGACTACGTAAAAGAGCGTCACGGGAAGGACATTGATATTTACTCAGTCCCGCTTGATGACGAGAAGACGCTGAAAACGCTATCGGAAGGCAGAACAACAGCCGTGTTTCAGCTTGAATCTTCGGGCATGAAGAAAACACTTCGTGACCTTGGGAATGGTATTGAGCCATTCACGTTTGAAACGGTAACAGCGACAACAGCACTGTTCCGACCGGGTCCAATGCAGTCAGGCGCACTTGATACTTTCGTGTCCGTTGCCAAAGGCTATGAGCGCGCAGAGGCGATTCATCCGCTGCTTGATGAACTGCTTAGCGAAACCAACGGCGTAATGGTTTATCAGGAGCAAACCATGAAAGCCTGTCAGATCATGGCAGGGTTCTCTATGACTGAGGCGGATAAGGTTCGCAAGGCTATGGGTAAGAAAGATGCTGAGCTAATGGCAAAAATGAAAGCATCGTTCGTTGAAGGCTGCGAGAAGGTCAATGGTATTCCGGAAGCTGTCGCCGGTGATGTATGGGACAAGATCGAGAAGTTTGCAGGCTATGGCTTCAACAAATCTCACTCGGTGGCTTACTCGCTACTGTCATTCTGCTCTGCATACCTCAAGACATACTATCCTGCTGAGTTCTTTGCCGCAGCACTGACTATCTTGGGCAGTGACAAACATCCGGCCATTGTTCGTGATGCGCGTGAGCACGGTATCGAAGTTGTTCCGCCTTGTATCAACCACAGCTCAGATCGCCTAGAAATTGGCTATGACAGCAAGCGAGAGCAAACGGTGCTGTATGCGCCATTCTCCGCTGTTAAAGGCTGTAGTGCTGCGGGTGCGAAAGCCATTATTGAGGCTCGTGCCAAATGCGGTGGTCGTTTCTCTACTGTGGAGCAGTTCGAAGAGGTGGTTTTAAAGCGAGCCTGTAATGCTCGCGTTCGTGAGGCACTTCGGAAAGTAGGGGCATTTGCTGACATTGACCCAAAGGAGCTGGACGCTCGACACCCTGACAGACGCAAAGACCAAGCGGCTTTAATGGGCGATATCATGATTGATGCTGTCGGTGTTGAGCGTGACTTTATCTGTGACGCCAAGGTTTGCGCCCAAGTGAATGCTTTGCATAGTCGCATTGAGAAGGAGACTGAGCTAGGGGAAGCCATTGTGCGTCCGACTATTGGCAGAAAGCCCAAAGTGATGATCGTGCTTGACGCCCCTAATGGATGGGATGAGAAATCCGGCTATATCATGTCAGAAGGTCACGATGACTTTAAGGCAGCGCTTACTAATGCAGGGTTCAAAATGGGGGATATTTACGCCACCAGTTTGATGAAGATTGTGAAGGGTAAGGATGAGCAATTCACCTCCGAGCAAATCAACCTGTTTAAGGACTACTTTGCGCATGAATTGGAATACACCAAGCCTACGGTGGTGATCGCAATGGGTTCGCTGGCGGCTGGGTATTTCAATACCTCCAAGCTCAAGCCAAGTGAGCTGTCCGGTCGCAACGAGTATGATTCTGCAAGGGATTGCAACATCATATTCGGCTTTAATCCAGGTATGTTGCACTTCAAACCTGAGAAGAAAACCGAGCTGGAAGATATCTGCAAAAAAGCCTATGAGATAGTCAACGGCTAAATCAATCAATAGAAAGATAGGTCTGATTTTGCTTTGCACAAGATTCTACTTTTAACTTTAATTTATAGTCATCGGTGACTTACTTTTGTGAGGTTGGGGCTTTTACCCCTTTATTGTTTCTGTATAGTTTGATGTGTCCCAACAAGGACGACAAGCCCAACATCTTATTGAGGGTGTGCAAGATGTTTAACGTAGAACAAACGCTGTCAGATTTAGCATTCGACCGCTCAAATCTCGATGAAGTATGGAGTAATCAGGCGATCTTATTCTTCCAATACGCCGACAAACTTACTCAATCTGAGCGACGAGTGGCGAAGGCCAAGCAAGTGATGGAAGAAGTGGAGGCAAGGCTATACAACACTATCCGAGCTGACTTGAGCCTATCTGGCATCCGTCCGACTGAGTCGTTAATTGAATCGAAAATGAAGAATCACGAGAAGATGAGAGCAGCACGCGAAGCATATGATGCGGCCAAGTCTGATTGTGAGAAGGCGAAGTATGCACTTGAGGCTTTCCGTCATCGCCGAGACATGATTGTGCAGGCTTCTAAACGTGAATTTTTGGAGTTGGAGAAGACCGGTTCATCGACTTTTACTGCTCTCAAAAAGCACCCGCAAGAGTGATCAAAAAAATCTTGAAAAATAATTAAGCGCTGACTTATTATTGGCGCGAAGTCAAAGAGAGCACTCGCGCAAGACGCACAGCTCTTGGAGATACCGTAGAGAACTGAAAAAAATCAAGGAAATCAAAAATGTCAAACATCCTAGAACTACTAAAGGCCAACAAAAAACGCGAAGAGGAAAAACGCGCATCATCCCGCATCGACACTTACAAGCTGAAAGACGGCGAGAACGTCATTCGTCTTCTGGGTTCGAAAGATGGCGGTCTTCCGTTTAAAACATACGGACAGCATTTCGTTAAGAAAGATGGCGAGAAAATGTCTGTATACCTATGCACCAAACAGACCCACGATGAGCAGTGCCCGATTTGTGAAGCGGTTTACGAAGGCTTGGCTCGCTACAAAGGCGACAAAGCTATGGAAAACACAATCAACAAAATGCGCTCTGCCAAGCGTTACCTGTGGAATGGTATTGTTGAAGGCCAAGAAGACAAGGGTGTTCAGCTAATCGAACTTGCGTCTACCTGTTTCGATCAGATTCAAGACCGTCTGATTGAGCACATGGATGAAGGCTTTGGTGATCCGCTATCACTGGAAGAAGGCTATCCGTTCGTGATTACTCGCACCGGGACAGGCACAGACACCAAATACACTGTTTCTGCCTCTCCTAAGCGTAAGAAAGCACTGGCTGCCGACACTATGGACAAGCTAATCAATATCGAGCTGCTGACTGAGCGTGTTGATGAGGCACGTCTGCTAACCACACTAAACAAGGCAAATGCTGTTATCGGTTTGCCACTGGTTTCAAGTGTTCCGGCTATCGGCTACGCATCTTCTGCATCAAGTGCGGGGACTGGCACTCACGGCGTTGCAGCAACAACATCCGTGAGCACCACCTCAACTGCTGTTGACGAAGATCTGGATTCACTGCTAGATGAAGAATTGAAAGCCGCTATGGAAACGGAGTTCAAGCCAGAACCGACACCAACCTCTGATGTTGAGATCGAGGATGCTACCACTGCTGAGGCAGACTCTTCAAGCGACCTAGACGATCTTGACGCTCTACTAGCTGACCTTTAATCGCAAGTGGGTGGGGGAAACCTCACCCATTCCTTCCTAATTCCCAATTTAATTTAGTGAGGTGATGGGTATGAACCTATTGCTTGTTGACGCACATTCGCTTGGCTACTTCTGCCAGCAAGGAGCGACACTGACGGCGGGTGGAAGACAAGTCCAAGCGATTTTCGGGATGCTTCGTAATATCCGCAAATACTGCCGTGAGCTGAATGCTCGACCTTATGTTCTATGGGACGGCGAACCAATCAAACGACCCGCTTTCTATCCGGAATACAAGGGTAAGCGCAGCGACAATCCGAAGCTGAAAGAAATGCGAATCCAATTCAGACAGCAAAGGGACGATATCAAGCTGATGCTGTCCTTGCTTGGTGTCCGTCAGTTGGTAGCGCATGACGGAGAAGCTGATGATCTGGCGGGTATGCTTTGCCGGAGATTCAAAAGCCACGTAGAGCACATCTACTTATACACGGGCGATAACGACTGGCTGACTTTGCTGGATGATAACGTAAGCCTGCTGAATGTTCGGAAAGACGAAATTACCAGGCTGTCTTACTTAGGCGAGAAAACGGGTCTTCAAACACCACGTCAGTATTTGGAATTTAAAGCTCTGGTCGGCGATAAGTCGGATGAAATTGATGGTGTAGGTGGTATTGGTGAGTCTGGTGCGCTGGAGCTATTGAATGAGTGCGGCTCTGTTATTGAGTTCGTTAAAAAGGCCAGAAGCGGAGAAATTACCGTTGATGACTTCAAAGGGCGTGGCCGTAGGAAGTATTTCGCCTTAGCCAACAATGAATTTAACAAGAAGGTGGAAATGGGGATGCTCGATATCTTCCGGCGCAATGTGAAGCTGATGAACTTGGCCGATCTAGAAATGATGCCGGAGAACATCGAAACAATCCCTCCTCGCTATGACGAGGCTGAGTTTGAGAACAAATGCCTTGAGCTGAGCTTTCAGTCCATCGTGGATGAAATTGAGGTGTTCGTGACTCCATTCAAGAGGTTCTGCTTGTGATTAAAAGCATTCTTGAAAAAGACGCCATTGCTACGCCAGCGGGTTTAGCCAAAGAGATTGTTTACCTGTATGGCGTTGGTGTAATGGCAAGTATCCCAATGCTTTACCAAGCAAGAACGGGCAAAACGCTAACCAATGGTGAGCTATCAAAGGTTAGCGAGCAATACGAAAAAATCAGTGAACGAGTAAAGAAATACCTGAAAATCGGAGAGAAGTAATAATGGCAGTATCACCTCTAGCAGCGGCATTGAAAAAGGCAGTTGGCGGAAACGACACTATCCAAGGCGTTAAAGTTTGGCTTTCGACTGGCTTCCCTCCGCTAAATAAGGCTATCTCTGGTTCTTACCGTGGCGGTTTCCCAAGTGGTCGCATTATCGAAATGTTCGGCCCATCTTCAGCAGGTAAAACCCTGCTTGCTACTCAGGCAATGATTTCTGTTCAGCGCATGGGTGGGATTGCGGTGTTCCTTGACCATGAAAACTCATTCGTCAGTGAGCTGGCCGCCAAGTATGGCTTAAACATTGACGAGGATGATGGTCAATGGGTTTACAAGCAGCCTGATACGTTTGAGGACTCGGTAGAGCTGACTGGCAAGCTGCTTAAAACAGTTCGTGAGAATAAGCTGATTCCGGATGAAGCGCCGATCATCATCGTCTATGACTCACTGGCCTCAATGGTTCCGAGATCTAAATTCGCCAAGATGGAAGCCGGTGATGATTTGGGTATGAATGACAATACGGCGCTGGCGCGTGCTACTGCCGCAAACTTCCCAACACTGGCGGCTTGGGCGCGTAAATACAATTGCTGCATGTTATTCCTAAACCAGATTCGCACGAAAATCGGGGTGATGTTTGGTGATCCTACTACAAGCCCAGGCGGTAATGCTCCGGAGTTCTATGCCTCTGTTCGAATCAAGCTAGGTCGCTCTCAAATCAAAGAGGGTTCGGAGAAAACAGGGCAGTCCATTGGCGCCGAGTGTATCAAGAACAAAGTGTCAGAGCCGTTCCAGCGCGCAACATGGGATTACTACTTCGATACAGACCGAGGATTCGATGTTATCGGTAGCTCAATTGACCACCTATGCGAAGTTGGCATTCTTGAGAAGTCTTCTGGATACATCAAGTATGGCGAGAAGAAATATCGCCGGAAAGAGCTGGTTTCTTTCTTCGAAGAGCGTGGGGTAGAGGCAATGCTGCCACTGTTCGACAAAGCTGAGAAGAAGACGGCTTTGGTGGAAGCATCAGAGGAAGAATAAGCCGCTAATTGAGAGTTGGGGGCGTAAGCCCCCTTTTTGGGAGTTTCATTATGAACTGGATTACACAATTGCTGAATAGCCAAGGCAGACGTGATCCGCTTGGACGTGCGGATATGGAAAGCACCGTGCCGCGCAAACTGGTAGAGGAAGAAGCGTTTTCTTTGTTTGGCGACCGTGAGTTGGCCACACTAATGAGCCGTGCCTTTCTTTACCGCTATCACAAGTCAGATTTGGAAGCTGATACTCGTCAGCGAGTGCGGGATGATTTGAAGTCACGGCTTGAGCGAGCGTATCTAGGCTACGACAACAAGGCTGAAATCATTGAAGTGGTGAGTCAGGTTCAGAGTAAAGATTTGACTGTGGAGCAGTCTATTAAAGTGATTGAGAACATCACGGGCAAGCGGATTAGCGAGTCAACCTATCAACGTTATCGTTCGATCTTAGCCATTAAAGATAAAATCAGTCACCAATGACTTACTTATACAAGGTGTAGAGCTTATTTACCTTGTATATCCGCAATAAGATAAACACAAGCAACAAGCGCAATAAGAGCAACAAGAGAGGTAAAAATGGAAATCGGTTCGCGTGTTATTGGACTTTACAGACCAGTGAAGAAAGAAGGTGTAAGACACTGGGAAACAATCGGTTTTGGCACTTTCATTGGTGAACAAGTGCCGCACTCAGAAGCCGCTGGCATGGTCACTCGTATGCGTCGCGATGCGAATGAAACAACCTATGCGTTTGCGATGGACGATGGGGTAGTAGTCTTTGACACCGAGCTGGCATTCTATCCGGCTGGCTCAGAACATACGTTCGGACTAAGCGAACGCTTAATTCCTATTTCAATCAAGGACATTAGGGCGAAAGCTGTCGCTTAATAACCTTGACTTACTTGGCTCATCGGTTGGAATATCCTCGAAAAACATAGAGTAGAGTGATTCCGACCATGAGCCTTGATGTTAAGAAAGCCCGTTGGGTTCGTAAGACTGAAGATGGTGTTTACACCATTGAGCCGCAGTCCGTTCTGGCAAGAACTGGACTTATTTGTAACTCCTGCGGCATCAAGACCGGCTGTCCAATTTACAAAGTTGTCGAGAAAGCCGAACCTCATGCTGACGTTCATATCAGAACATGCCAGCGCTATGTGCCGATCTTATCCTTCCGCAAGCCGTTCATCGGCTTAAATCAATCCTCCTTCAATACCATGAGGGCCGGAACAACTTGGATGGATAGGCTGGAGATCGGCAAGACAGTTGCACTGGTAGGGGCGGATGATGGAGAGATTATCCGGTTCATGAAGGTTCGGAAGCTGTATAGTGGCGATTTTGACGCAATGGTTGCCAAGCATTCGATGTTTAATCACCTGGCTATGGGCGGAAAACCGGTTGATAAGGTCGGTGAAATACTGCGGAAGTCTTACGGGCATTTCTTAAATGAGCAGTCGAAGTTGACCGCTATTTACTTAGAGCCAGTAGCCGATGATGATCAAATACGAGAAAAAGTGCTTAGAGGTAGAGCATCTAAGGAAGAAGCGTAAGCTATACGGGGCATTTTGGACGCTTAAATCAGGCAGGAGGCTTTATGTGGCTTATCGCTCACGCAAAGAGATATTCCGCAACGGTGAATCCAGTTTACTTGCGGCAATTCGCCAAGGGTGTGCATGCTGGGCTCTGGACGTTGAGACGATCCGCGAGATTGATGCGCGAGGGGTAAAACATGTGGGCGTTTTGGTAAAGGAAAGCCAAGAGCTTTATGTAACAACAGTTGATAGATTCATGGATAGGGCATTAGTCATGAACTACGAGTCTCAAGGCGGTGCCCTGCAGCGGTATTTGCCGCTGAAATACTTCAAGAAGAAAGCGCTTTAGGCGTGGAGAACAAATTTTTGAAGAGTGTAGTCTTGGAGTAAGGTATTACGTTTTGACTTTCTCAGTGCAGCGTTGCTGATTCTTAGTTGGCGTAAGTGGGTTATCCACTTACGCCAAAATTTCAATTATAGAGCTACAACATTAGCTGCTTGAGGGCCTTTTTGACCTTGCTCTACATCGAAAGATACTTTTTGGCCTTCAGAAAGAGTTTTGAAACCTTCTGAAGCAATTGCGCGGAAATGAACGAATACGTCAGCACCGCCATTGTCTTGAGTAATGAAACCAAAACCTTTCTCTTCGTTAAACCACTTTACGATACCAGTTGCTTTAGACATGTAGTGTCCCTTATATATTAAAAATTAATAATGTTACTTCGATTCTCTGAAGATTGAATTATTGAATGTGACGATGAAGCTAAGGGAAACACAGAGGATAACAACATTAACGAAGAAATTCTTAGGGTTTACTTTGACTTGGTGTTTCATTAATAAGTCTGAACATCAGAGCAGCCAAAATCATACCTCATTACTTAGTAAAGTAAAGATAAATTTCATCCGGTATAAAAAATCAGATGTCAGATATGCTAAATGGCGAGAGTTCATACAGCACTCATTTCTCTAGTTGAAACGACTTGATCAGACATGTGCCTCTAACACAGTGTCAAAATGGCGGCATTAGTTTAAACGAGTCAGTGTGACTATTGAACTTAGCGTATTGTTGGCCATTTGCAAAAAGAATGAGGCAGTAAAACCCTTTAAAATCATTGTTTTATGATCATAATCAAATAATATCAAGATGAAAACACTTGAAGCCAAATCGAAAGGGAACCTACGAGTTAGATTAGCTGAAAGACCAGAATCAGCGTAGGTCACGAGATTACCGCGAACTAGTCGCATTATTTACGACACGTGATCAGTAACTGTAGCTGCTGCTGAATGGATATGGTTTCTTTGCAATACTAGATAATGCTCCAGACCGCATCCCCAATAATTAGTAGGAATCGTTAAAATGAACAGGTATTCGTATGGGGCGTGCATGGGTTTCGTTCCGCATCTTTATGCGAATATTATTTGTCATCAAAATGTCATAAAGTAAAGGTATAAGACCAAGCAATTAATTGGCATATCACTCATTAAAATTGGATAACATAAATCATTGAATCAAGCAAGAAATATCTTCCATTTAAAATCTGTTGAATAAAAAAACTACGAGGGGAAAAATCAAGAAAGTCAATTTGACTACAAAAACAATAAATAGATACCTCTCACTATATACAATAAGAACCTATGCTAATTTTTACTATTATCAAATCATACGTCTTATTTATTAACTCATTACTTTAGTTTCGAAAGAATCATTCTGACTCATAGCCGCCGAAAGGAGAACGGATGTTATCTATCTCTTCATCTAAGCCAACTGTGTTGGTTATTGACGATATCCCTGAAAATCTCACTTTGATGTATCAGCTACTTAAAGATGATTATAAGGTGAAAGGGGCAAGTAGTGGCGTGCGAGGTATCGCTCTTGCTGAAACTGCTAACCCAAGTTTAATCTTGCTGGATATCATGATGCCGGAAATGGATGGCTATCAAGTCTGTCAAAGACTTAAATCAAATCCAGCAACACGTGATATACCTGTCATATTTTTGACAGCAAAAGCTGAGCGAGTAGATGAGCAAAGAGGTTTTGAGTTGGGCGCTGCCGACTACATCACAAAACCTATTAATCCAAAAATCGTTCAAGCTCGTGTTAAAACACATGTTTCGCTGAAAATTGCTTCAGATATTCTAAAGAGTGAAAAAGAAAAACTAGAAAATGAAGTCAAAATACGAACCGCTGAAGCACTACGGCAAAAAGAGGAACTTCATGCCATCCAAGACATTGCTTTCTACGCGATGGTTTCTTTGGCTGAAACTCGAGATAACGAGACGGGAAACCATATTCGCCGCACTCAAATTTACATTAAACGATTAGCGGAAACTTTACGGCAAAATCCGAGTTATACGGAAGAGCTTTCTGATGAATTCATTGAACTACTTTACAAATCGGCTCCGCTTCATGACATCGGAAAAATAGGTATTCCAGACGCAATTCTACTGAAAAAAGGCAGCTTAACAGAGGATGAGTTTGAAGTCATGAAAACCCACACTACGATTGGTTATGAGGCGATTAAAAACGCGGAAAAAGTGAGTGGTCGACAAATGTGTTTCCTAAAAGTTGCCAAAGAGATTGCTTACTCGCACCATGAGCGATGGGACGGAAATGGCTATCCTCTAGGTCTTTCAGGTGAATCTATACCATTATCTGCCCGCCTTATGGCAATAGCTGATGTCTATGATGCACTGATTTCTAAACGAGTTTACAAACCTGCATTTACTCATCAGGACGCAGTTCAAATCATACTATCAGGTAAGGGAACTCATTTTGATCCTTTTATTGTCGACGCATTTACTGAAATAAGCGATGAGCTGTATGACATTGCACTTACGTATACGAACTAAATATCTTGCTGGTTTATGGTGGTTGGAATTGAATGAAAGAAAAGACGATTAATACCCAAACATGGGTATGGAGATCAATGGTAAGAACCGGGATTATCCCTCTTATTCTGGTGGAATCAGGTCTCATCGCAGTTTACTTGGTAAGTAATCACCTTATCAGTAATGATAACATGGCTTATATATACACCCAGGTTAATGAAGAGCTAAAAATATCTTCTGAGCGTGAATCCAATATCATCCGTGAAAAGTTGTTATCAATAGAAAGTTTAACAACGTTGTATCGAAATGAAACCGAACGTGTTTTATCAGGCAATGACGTGATTGACGCTTCTGAAAGCTCTAACCTTGCTGTTAGTGAAGACGGTGTGATTTATTCTAAAAATGACTTAGGAGGCTCAGCTTCTTTTTACTCAGGTTTAACTGACAAAAAAGATTGGGAGAAAATATATCGACTTGCACATCTTGACCCACTAATGAAGCAAATCGAAAAAAACAATGATTTGGTTTCTTCTATTTACGTTAATACATGGGATTCTTACAACCGAATTTATCCTTGGTTTTATACTGTAGATCAGTATCCTCCTAAAATGGATATTCCTGAATACAACTTTTACTATTTGGCCAATGAAGAATATAACCCAAATAGAGAAACTGTTTGGACTGATGTTTATATTGATCCTGCTGGTCACGGTTGGATGGCATCTGCAATTTCTCCGGTTTATATAATAGATTTTCTAGAAGGTGTAGTGGGATTAGATATAAAGGTTAGCGCTATTATCGATAGCATTCAAAATTTGATTATACCATGGGATGGCTATGCGATACTGGCTAGTAGTAATGGCACAATAATGGCTTTGCCCCCTCAAGGCGAATATGACTTTGGTTTGAAAGAGTTGACAGAGCATAGCTACCAACAAGCTATAACCAAAGAAGTATTTAAACCGGATGATTTTAATTTATTTAAACGTGATGATACTGCTGATTTATCTAGCCAATTATTGAAGAATAACAACGGGCTCACACAGATAACACTCAACGGTGAGAAAAAGCTTATATCATGGTCAACAATACCTGAAACACAATGGCGATTAATGGTAATTGTTGATGAAAATAAGATGTATGCATCATCTCGAGCTTTAGAAAATAAATATCAAAATATTGGTTATGTTCTTATATTTGGTTTGATTTCATTTTATGCTCTTTTCTTGATATTTATATGGCGTTCGTCAAAACAGATGAGTGAGTTTATTGCTGAGCCTTTAAAGAAAATTCAGAATATGGTTAATAAAGCTGGCCTTGGGGACTTCAATTTAACTAATGACGGATTCCGGCTAAAAGAGCTCAATGAAACCGCGAACTCAATCATCAGTATGGGTAGTAAATTGGATAGGCTGACAACTGAGCTCAAAGAAGCAAAGTTATCGGCTGAGAATGCAAACATAGCCAAAAGTCAGTTCATTTCAAATGTAAGCCATGAGATAAGAACACCGATGAACTCGATTCTAGGTTTATCCCATATACTGTTGAACTCAGATCTTACTGTTGATCAAAAAAGCAACTTGGTAAAAATCGACAAGTCAGGAAAGCATCTATTAACTCTTATTAATGATATTCTAGACCTTTCTAAGCTTGAAGCGAATAAAATTGAAATTGAGAAAACTTTATTTGATATCCGAACCATTATTCAAGATGTCTATGATATTTTTGAGTATAAAGCGAATCAGCGTGGTGTTCACCTTACTACTGAAGTAGATGAGTCTATTCCACAACTCGTCGGAGATACGCTACGAATCAAACAAATTATTTTAAACTTTGTTAGTAATGCTATTAAATTTACTGATGAAGGAGAAGTCTCCATTATTGTTGATGCAATGCAGCGAACAAAAGACAACATTAACTTACGCATAAGTGTATTGGACACCGGTGTTGGATTATCTAAATATGACCAGGCATTGGTGTTTGATAGCTATCAACAGGCGGATGCTTCAACCACTCGAAAATACGGTGGAACAGGTCTTGGGCTGACGATCTCTAAACGTATTGCTGAACTAATGGGAGGTAAGGTCGGAGTTGAAAGTGAGTATGGAAAAGGAAGTATTTTCTGGTTCACTATTGAACTCGAAATAGATCACTCTGGTGCGTATATTCCTTGTGCAAATACAGAGATATCTGAAATTAGTTATGTTAACGAGCCTTCCCCAAAGTTAGATTGTGACATTAAATCTATCGAAGAATTTGAATCTAAAGTAGACCATTTGGTCTTTTTACTTGAAGAATGTGACTTAGAATCTGAATATTTTTACACTAAACATCGATTATGCTTTGAGAAGTTAGATTTAGGGCTGAGTAATGATTTATATCAAGCCGTATCAACTTATGATTTTGAAAGTGCCCTTGCGGTGATGATTAGAATAAAAGAAGAACTTAATCAATATAAAGAGATGATGGTCGAAAATTAGAGACGAACTTAATAAGTTTGATATGAAAGGCACAACGTTAAAATGTAGTGCCTTTCATCACACGGTTAAAAATTGAAACATTTTTTCGATAGGGTATATATAGATAAGTGAATCATTGTAAATTACAACTAAACTTCAATATGCCCACTCCATATTTTTCTAATAATTAAATTATTCCTGTTTTTCTCGTAACCTACAGCACAGCAGCACCGTTTTCCTTGATAAACTCCTTCAATAACAAGATTACGGGAAGATTTACTATCACCACCCAAGTCGTAAACTTTTAGATGCCCTTCAAAACCTGCTCTTTCAAGTTGCTCTGTAATCCTATCTTGTTCTTCATTCTTGATTACATGGTTAAGTCTATAAAAAACCACATTATTAATCATAATTTCCTTCATGTAATCAAAATCTATACAGTTATTTGGTTCATTCTTATAAGTTTAGTTTCTTTTTAGGAAAAAAACCTTTTTATATTATATGTTCATAATTTTGATTATTAATCAATAAAGCATATGATTAATGGGGATAATGAAAAGCCGCTTGGTTTCAGCGGCTTGCAACAGATTTTTATATGTTAAATTTTATAGTCACGTAACTTGGCGCCTTCATCGAGAGCTTTTCTTAAAAATTTAGGCATTCGTCCAAATCCAGTCCACGTTTTAACCTCACCTTTTTCATTAGTAAATCTATATTTTTCTTGGTTTTCTTGTCGAGGTTTTTTCTTTGCGGCTGTAATTGACTTAGACAAAAGTTCTTCTGGTTCTATACCGTCATCCATAAGCATTTGGCGATACGCTTCCAGCTTCTCTGTCCGTTCTTTATTTTCCGCTTTTAGTTGTTCTTCTTCGGCTTCGCGTTCATTTACAACTTGAGTCAACTTTTCTAGGGCATCTTTTAGCTGATCCAGAGTCATAGACTCACGAGCAAAGGCACGTAAACTACGGAGATTCGTTAATAACTTTATAGTATTACTCATGATTTGTTTTTTTGATGGTCTGAATCTTTATATTACAGCACAAATACTTTTTTATCTAACCTCTGTTTCTTAACGGTCGTTTTGTTTTCAATAATTTGTTTCAATGTTGTTGCTGTAATAGAGCGAATAATTGTGATTATTTAAAAGAACTGATTTATGGTCTTCACTAACAAAAAAGCCCACTTCGGTGGGCTTTGACTTACGGAAAATAGACGAAATGGCTAAGGTCAACGCACCAACTGGTGGCTAACGGTCTGTCGTCGTTTCTATTGAATACGGTCTTTTCGATATAGCGGAAAGAGAATGCACAAAGCTGCTGTAATTAAGGCTCCATCAACCACAATCGAAAGGAATTTGCTGGCAAAGTCCACGGTGATCACCGCAAACGTCAGTAGCAAAACCAATGAAAATCTTAGGTTATCGCTCATTGAATCCAATCGTCAATATGCAAGCCTAGTGTCATAGCGATTTGCTCAAGAACGGCATACTCCGCCTCGTCAACATCACCATCTGCCAGCGCAATGGTAATGACGTTAGCCATTACATCCTGTGCCTGCTCAGTGTCATCCGCAATATCTTCAATCTCACGCATGATCTCAAGACGGGCTGCGATAAACGAAGCCTCAAGACGAGCCTTGGTTCGGGTGATAATCTCTTGGATTTCAGCGCCGAAGTGCTCCAGGTTCTTATTGGTGCGGATCAGATTGTGGATACGTGTCATTTCAGACTCGTCAACCTTACCGTTCTTATCATTTGCAGCCGCAACCAGTAGGCAGCCGCCCACGATTGCTTCCATTAGGTCGCGGTTCTCAATGCGTTTAAGCTCTACACCTGCTGCTTTTGCTTTTTTACTGAAAAAACGTCCGAGCATTGCTGATACCTATCAAATAAAATGAATTGTTATGTCTTGCTATCTGCCGGATTTTATATGACATACTACAAAAATAAGTCAACGCTTATTTATTTTTATTGATCGCCTTATCGTCAGAAAGTAGACTCGCCACCACTTGAAACAAGTAGAGTTACACCAATGCAAAAAGTATTAGACCGAGTTGATTTCACTCTTAACTGTGCTCTTTACGCAGCATTTAAGGTGAAGTTTGATGGGGTGGATAGGGACACTGCCTGCTACTGGTATGCGGCGAAATCAATCAGCCGTTGTGATAAGTGGTCGTTCCCAATAGCGCAAAAAATGTGTCAGCATCCGGATCGTGCGGCGTTTATCTTAGACCAGTATTACTACTGGATTTTCAACGAAACACCACATGCGGACAGCACCGAGATTTTGCCGGAAGTTCGAGGAATAGCGACAGTTCACAAGAAAGGTTGGGTTGGTGAAGCATTGACGAAGAGGGCGTGATGGCGACGGTTCCTTTCTGTGAATTTTGCGGCGGAGACTGCCACTGTGATGAGATTCCCGCGATGTCTTTAGTTCAAATTGACTGGCCTTTGTCCTCCGTTGAATCCCTATGTGGCTATGAGAAGATTGCAGCCAATAGCTTAGATGACCAACAAGAGGACAAACAAAATGATAGAAGCTGCAATCTGCTATGCGTTCATCGCTCTGGCGTTATACCTTGCATACATCCTTCGCTCTAAAATTGGGGATTAAATTTAGCTGTTAAGTTGGTAAGCGGTGACTTATTACTTGCCAGCTTTGTAATCGTAACATGCAGTAGAGAGGTATCATGTTCGGTATCATTTCAGACACTCATTACCATGCGTTTACTCAGTTCGCCAAAACATCAGCGGCAGGAGAAAACTCTCGCCTTGCTGAGCAACTGAGCGCGACCATTGAGGCGGCTAAGCTGATGAAAAAGGCTGGCTGTGACCGTCTTTATCATGCCGGAGATATGTTCCATGTAAGGGGCAACGTTTCTCCCCTGGTTCTAAACCGCGTTATCGAGTGTTACTCCAAGATTATCAACGAAGTCGGCTTGGAAGTTCGGGTTCTGGCTGGCAACCACGACCTTGAAACTAAAGAGTCGGTTTTCTACGCGAGCACATCATCAGCTCTGCAATCCATTGGGGCGGAAATTGTATGTGGCTCCACGCCTAAATTCTTCCATGACGACAAGGTGATGATGCTGTCATGGCATGACAATAACGCCGAGCTGCTTAGCAAACTCAAAAAGGCCAAAAGTGAGCTGGACGAGGATGCCTGTAATTGGAACGCGATCATTCATGCGCCGGTCAATGGCGTGATCATGGGGCTGCCGGATGTCGGCATTGATGCCGGAGAGTTGGCGGAAATTGGCTTTGGAAAAGTGTTTTCAGGCCATTACCACAACCACAAACGGATGAATGACACGGTGATATCCGTAGGTGCTCTGACTCACCACAATTGGGGCGATATTGGTTCGCTGGCCGGATGCGTGATTGTGGGCGGGACCGGGATAACTCATTTCGAAACCTCAGCGCCTAAGTTCCTTGATTTGGCCGATTGTGATGAAAGAGAGATCGTGGGCAACTACGTCCGAGCCAAGGGAACTGTAGAGTCTGACGAAGAGGCGCTACTAAGACGCAAATCACTTGAAGCGTTAGGCGCAAAAGGTATTGTCTGCTCTTTTGTGAAGTCCACCACTGTCGTTAAATCCAGTTCGGAAACGTCCAAAATCGACTCCCTGCGCGATTCTGTGGGCGCTTACTGCAAAAGTTATGCAGTGACAGGGGGCGTTGATGAAAAGCGCTTATTTGGCGTTTGTGAAGACATTTTGACAGAGGCGGAGGGTTTGGCGTGAAGCTGCTTTCTTTAGACATTGAAAAGTTCATGACGATTGGCGAAGCCAAGGTTTCGCTAAGTGATCGCGGATTGGTTTTGATTCAAGGTCGAAACGAAGATGACAGTTCCGCCGAGTCCAATGGCGCAGGCAAGTCCACACTGCTTAATGCGTTGTGCTGGGTGCTTTATGGTGAAACCGCTCATGGCCTGAAAGCCGACCAAGTCGTAAACCGCAAGTCAGGAAAGGGCACTCGGGTCTGCGCGACAGTCGAGGATGATGGAAAGCGCTATTCGATTGTCCGTCACCGCAAGCATCCAACCGGCAAGAACCATGTTCAAGTGTTTAGTGAAGACGGCGAAATCACTAAAGGCACAGATAGGCTCACTCAGGAAATGATTGTCCGGTTGTTTGGCTGTTCAAAAGACGTGTTTCTTGCCTCGATTTATGCGAGTCAGGAAGGCATGGCTGATTTGCCTGGTATGACTGACAAGAACCTGAAAGCCATCGTTGAGGAAGCCGCTGGCATTGATCGTCTGACCCGTGCTTACGACATTGCCCGTGATCGTCACAATACCGCAGCCACTCGTCTTGCATCGGAGGAAACTAAGTTGGAGTCCACTGCCGACCAACTGCGCTCTCTGGTTGGCGAAATCAAGCTGTTAAAGGACAAAGTGACTGAGTGGGATGCACAGCGAGAAGAGCGAAAGGCCAATGCGCTCAAGGAAGCGGGGCGACTGGATGCTGAGGCTGCTGAATACGAGTTGTCTTTGGATACGGATAGATCCAGCGAGGATATCCGTGCCGAGATTGAGCGAGTAAAAGCAACCATTGCCGGTGCTGACAAACATCGTGACCTTGAGTTTGATGCGCGAGGCGCTGTAGTGTCTGCCGAGAGCAATAAAGACCGTCTCAGTCGTGAATATTCCAGCTTTGTAGAAGCTGCGAAAAAGGCTGCATTGGATGCAAGGGGCGTTGCCGATCAGGTTGGCAAGCCATGCGGAGAGTGTGGTAAGCCATATGGGGCGGGTGATTTAGATGCGGTTTGCTCAAACCACAAGAAGCGTGCAGGGGATTTCGTTGCTAAGGCCAATGAGCTAAAGCCTCAGATTGAAGCTGCTGACAAGGCCATTGAGAATGCCAAGGCTAATCTCGAAAAGGTGATTGCTGCCCGTCCGGATACAACCGCTGCCACTGAGCAGATTTCAAAGCTGAATAACGAGCTGTTGTCGGTTTCACGTATCGAAGCCTCCGCAAAAGTAGCAAAAGACCGTGCCAAGGATGCCCGTGCGCAAGCGGACAGCATTGCCCGTGAGACAAACCCATATCTGAGCATGATCAGCACGAAACAAGAAAGAGCCAAAGAGCTACGTTCAAGCCTTGGTGAGCTGAAAGCCAATGTTGAAGTTGGACGACGGAATATCAAAGAGCTGGCGGCAGCGCGTGAGGTGTTTTCTCCGAAGGGGGTTCGCAACCATATCCTCGAAGCGGTAACGCCATTCCTAAATGAGAGGACAGCGCATTACCTGAATGCTCTTTCAGATGGGGCGATCTCCGCAGTGTGGCAGACGGTTGAGCTAACGAAGAAAGGCGAATCAAAGGATAAGTTCGGCATTTCGGTTAACAACGTGTATGGCGCTGATTCCTTTGCCGGACTATCTGGCGGTGAGAAGCGCAAGGTTCGTATCGCGACGACATTGGCACTTCAAGATCTGGTAGCGAGCCGGGCGACCAAGAATATTGAGTTGTTTGTCGGCGATGAAATTGACGATGCGCTTGATGAGTCCGGCTTGGAGCGCTTGATGGGGATTCTGGAAGAGAAGGCCATTGAGCGAGGAACGGTAATGGTGATCAGCCACAACGACCTTAAATCTTGGATTCGCCAGACTATAACGGTCGTGAAGAAAGACGGCCAATCCCGAATGGAGGAAGCGTGATGACTGCCTTTATCACTCCTTCTGTTCGTGCGCTTGGTCAGTGGTTCGCGGGTGTGATGGCTGATGCCATTACACTCGGTATCGTTTCTGGCGACAAAGAGGGGACGATTATTGATAGCGTTATTGCGGAGAGAGGCGTTCCGCGAGGCTATGAAGAAATGTTGATGGAAGTCGGCTTGAAGATGTTTGACACACTCCAGGTTAACTTCAAAAGCCAAATTGACCGTGTTACCGGTGGCGGAGAAAAGGGGCCTTGTGATGCGGCTATTGGCCTCGAAGGCATTGGCGATTTAGACATTAACGTTCAGAACGGTGCTGATGTTGAGCGCTGGCGATACCTGATGCCCGTGGTGGCCTCCAGCGAAAAGATCTTCTACTCGATATCTGACGAAGCTGGGAAGCACCTAACGTTCGCGTCATCGACTTTAACAGCCGTTTCGTTGGAAGCTCTAATGAGACGCAACCGGCTGATTGCCGATATCGCTGATGAACTGGCGGATGATTTTTCGGTTGGCTATCAAGATCTCGATGAATTCGCCATGAATATTGCTCAGTCCCGCAAGACCATTGCCCTTTCCAATGTGGACGACGAGAAGAGCAAATGTGCCTTTGGATACTGCGAGCTGCAAAGTGGCTCGGAAATCGTGGTGGCGTCAATATCAGGGGAAGAGAGTGGGCTTGTTGCCGATCTCGTTAGCTACATGGCTGCGATTGGAGCCAAGAGAAAGACGCTGGCAAGGGACGAAATCTCCGGATATACGGTTTCATCCATTGCAATTGACGATTGTGTGCCGGATGAACCAAGCAAAAATATAACTACTGGATACGAGGATAACGAGCTTTTCGGCTCATGGTGATGCTATGAAGTTAGATATTATTGGACTTGACCCTTCGATGAGCAATTTTGGCTTGGTTAAGGGTGTTTATGACATTGAAACGGGCAAGGTTGAGATTCGAGATATGATCTTGACTGAGACAAAGAAAGGATCGAATAAGCAGGTTCGTCAAAACTCCGATGATCTCCGCCGTGCTACCGAGATTGTTCGCGCTTCCAAGCACCATATTCAGCAGGCATCGGTGGTATTTGCAGAGTTGCCGGTTGGCAGTCAATCCAGCCGTGGACAAACCAACTACGGTGTATGCCTTGGGATTTTGGCCTCTATCGACAAGCCTCTTATCCAGATTACGCCTAACCAGATTAAGAAATTGGTTGGTGGTAAACTGACAACGTCCAAACAAGAGGTTATCGAGTGGGCTATGGAAAGGCATCCGGAAGCCCCTTGGTTAACTCAGAAGCGTAAAGGCGAAACCATTGTGCTTGGAAAGAATGAGCATTTGGCTGATGCCATTGCCGCGATTTATGTCGGTCTGCAAGAAGACCAGTTCAGACAGTTAGTTGATAGCCTCAAAAACTTCATCAAAGTTGCATAAGCTGTAGCTTATCAACCCCCTCAAAAGAAGCACATCTTGTAAACCAAGCCACCTGAAAGGCAAAATATGGTGGTTTGGTTATTTACGATAAGTAAGCTATGACTTATTATCCCGTTCAGAGTTATAAGGGATAACAGACAACATGCTTACAGTTACAAAGCGCGATGGCTCTAAGCAGCCGTTCGACTCTGAAAAAATCAATGCAGTAATCAAGTTCGCCTGCCAAGGATACGAGAGCAAAGTCTCGGTATCGGCGATTGCTATGGCGGCGAAAATCAGTCTGAGCGATGGAATGAAGACTGACGACATCCACAAAGCTCTGATTAAAGCTGCGGCTGATAAAATCAACCAGCTAAACCCTGAGTATGCGATTGTGGCGGCTAAGCTGGCTCTTTATCGCATCCGCAAGCTGGCGTTTGGTCAGTATGATTACCCTGATTTTTCCGCCCATGTTCGCAATCTATCTGCGAAAGGTATCTATGACGCCGAAATCCAGCAGAAGTGGACGGCGGAAGAAATTGCCGAACTTGGCGCTTACATCAAGCCTGAGCGTGATGATCTGTTTCAGTATGCGGCGGTAAGCCAGCTTGAAAGTAAATATCTGATTCAAAACCGTGTAACAAAAGAGCTTTACGAGGCTCCGCAGCAGGCTTACATGCTTATCTCAATGTGTCTGTTCCAAGACTGGAAATATGACCGCATGGGTATAGTGAAAGAGTTCTACGATGCGGTTTCTACCTTTGAGATCTCACTGCCAACTCCAATTATGGCGGGTGTTCGCACGCCGACTCGCCAATACAGCTCATGCGTTGTTATTGAGTCAGGGGACTGTCTGGACTCTATTAACGCCACAACATCAGCGATTGTTAGATACGTTTCTCAGCGTGCAGGGATTGGCATTGGCGCAAGCAACATACGTGCGCTTGGCTCGAAAATCCGTAATGGTGAAGCGTTCCATACTGGCTGCATCCCGTTCTACAAAATGTTCCAAGCTGCAGTGAAGTCATGCTCTCAGGGTGGGGTGCGTGGCGGTGCTGCGACTATCACCTATCCAATTTGGCATCTTGAGATCGAAGATCTGGTTGTTCTGAAAAACAACCGAGGCACTGAGGACAACCGTGTTCGTCACGTTGACTACTCAGTGGCTATCTCTCGCCTGTTCTACGAGCGTCTGATTAAAGGTGCAGACATTACTCTGTTTAGCCCAGGTGATGTGCCTGACCTGCTGGATGCGTTCAGCCGCGACCAAGCGAAATTTGTGGAGCTATACGAGAAATACGAGCAAGACTCGTCTATCCGTAAGAAGACTATCTCCGCAACCAACCTGTTCTCTCTGATCATGCAAGAGCGTGCGGGAACCGGTCGTCTGTATATCTTCAACATCGACCACTGCAACACACACAGTTCATTTGATCCTGCTGTTGCGCCTGTTAAGCAGTCCAACCTATGCCAAGAGATTACGCTGCCAACTAAGCCTCTGAATCATATTTTCGATGAGGAAGGCGAAATTGCGCTTTGCACACTGGCGGCATTCAACCTTGGTGCGCTAAGTGACCTGAAGCGTCTTGAGCGTCTGTCATACCTGCTAGTTGCTGCTCTGGATAACCTGTTCGACTACCAGAACTATCCGGTTAAAGCCGCAGAGATTGGCACGAAGGCGCGTCGTTCGCTAGGTGTTGGTGTCGTTAACTTGGCTTACTACTTGGCTAAGAACGGTCGTCGCTACTCTGACGGCTCTGGCCTGCCACTGGTTCATGAAACCTTTGAGGCAATTCAGTTCTATTTGCTGAAAGCATCAAACGAGCTTGCTAAGACGAAAGGCAAGTGTGAGTGGTTTGAAGAAACCAAGTATGCGAAAGGCTTACTGCCGATTGATCACTATGCAAAAGCGGTTGATTCAATCTGTAGCCATGAGCTGAAACTTGATTGGGAATGGCTGCGCGGTGAAATCAAAGCACATGGTCTGCGCAACTCAGCGCTGACGGCTCTGATGCCATCTGAAACGTCTTCCCAGATTTCGAATGCGACAAACGGTATTGAGCCGCCTCGTGGCCTTGTGTCTGTGAAATCAAGCAAGGACGGCATGATTAAGCAGGTAGTTCCGGATGTTGCGAGCCTATCTTGGCAATACGAGCTGCTGTGGGAAATGCCAAGCAACAAAGGCTATCTGGAAATTGTTGCTGTTATTCAGAAGTTCGTTGATCAGGCTATCTCGGCTAACACCAACTATGACCCTCGTGCATTTGGTGGTGCTGTCCCGATGCAACAACTTCTACGCGACCTGCTAACTGCATACCGTCTTGGCATCAAGACGCTTTACTACCACAACACCCGTGATGGTGCTGGCGAAGTGGACTCTGATGGCAGTAAAGACAGTGATTGCGACGGTGGCTGCAAAATCTAATTGATTAGGGTGGGGAGCAATCCCCACTTTTCTGCCTACTTCACTGCGTCAAAATGGCGCTATCGAAACAACAAGTAACAAGAGAAACAAACAGTGACTTATACAACGTTTAACCGCAAACAGTTCGACGCAAAACTTGAGCCAATGTTTTTGGGTGAGCCAGTGAATATCGCTCGTTACGATGAGCAGAAATACACGCTATTCGAGCGCCTGATTGAGCGACAGCTATCGTTTTTCTGGCGTCCTGAAGAGGTGGCGATGGATAAGGACTACGCTCAGTTCTGGGCTTTGCCGGAGCATGAGCGCGAGATCTTCATCTCGAACCTGAAATATCAAACTCTGCTTGATAGCGTTCAAGCTCGTGGCGTGAATATCACTCTGCTGCCTATTGTCAGTCTGCCTGAGCTTGAGACATGGGTTGAGACATGGGCGTTTAGTGAGACTATCCATAGCCGTAGCTACACCCATATTGTTCGTGGTCTGTTTAGTCAGCCTCAAGAAGTGTTCGACAAGATCATCATTGATGAGGCGATTATCAAACGTGCTGAGTCGATTACACGGGAATACGACAAGCTGTATGACTTGGTTTGTCGCCACCAGGCTAACGGTGATGTGCCTAAGAACGAACTGGCTACTCAGGTTTATCGCGCTCTGATTGTGCTGAATGCGCTTGAGGCTATCCGCTTCTACGTGAGCTTTGCCTGCACATTTGCCTTTGGTGAGCGTAATGGCCTGCTTGAGTCAAACACGAAGATCATGCGTCTGATTGCCCGTGATGAGGCTCTGCATTGCCACGGCACTCAGGAAATGATTCGATTCATGCGTATTGGTCGTGAAGGTGCGGATTGGCAAGCTATTGCGGCATCCCAAGAGCAATTCCTATGGGATACGATGCGAGAGGTTTCCGAGCAGGAAATGGAGTGGGCGGATCACCTGTTCCGCGATGGCTCTATGATTGGCCTGAACGCTGAAATCCTAAAGGCATATGTTAAACACCGAACAAACGTCTCTATGGCTCGCTTGGGTGTGTCAAAACCTCTGTATCCGGAAGTGACAAGCGATCCTCTGCCTTGGATGGATAACTGGCTGTTGTCTTCTAATGTGCAGGTTGCTCCACAAGAGGCTGAAATGTCCAGCTACCTTGTTGGTCAGATTGATGCGTCTATTGATGTCGGCGCACTGGCCGAAATGGAACTTTAATTACACAAGGGAATGAAAATGTCTTTATACGAGCAGGCATTAGAGATTACGCACGAATTTCATGATGTATTTGGCGACCCAATTGCGGCAGCGCCGACACTGGGACTTTTGCAGACTCGACACAATCTTGTTCTGGAGGAGGCAAAAGAGCTAAAGGAAGCTATCGAGTCGGGCGACGAAGAGGGCGTGATCGACGCGCTAGGAGACTTAGTTTATGTGGCGGCAGGCTCAATCACGGCTATGAAGTCGAGCTGGTTGAGCTTAGAAAGCCACGTTGACGCTAACGCAGGCTATATCTTGGCTAAGTCCGTGCGAAATACATTCCGCACCGACCTTGAAATGGTTGTGGCGATTGCTCTGTCGAGCTGTGAAACGCTAATGAACGGAGTCAAAGTGACTAGCGACGTTCAGAACTTGGCTGACCGTTTCCTGATTGGCTGTGGAGTGCTGATTAAAGTCATTGAAGCCGTGATGACATGCGGGAAGATCGACCACAAGAGCGTGATGGAGGATATCCACGCCTCTAATATGTCAAAGCTATGGCCGGCAGATGCGGAAATGCGTCTTGAGTTGGCTGGTAGTGACACTGAGCGTTATGGAGACATTGCATTCCGCCCTTGTTTGAATCGCGACGAGTATGTTGGATACCGTCTTTCGGATAATAAAATCCTCAAGTGTCCGACGTATAACGAAGTGAAACTTGGCGGTTACGTCTCTGGTGTATTGAGAGAGGCGCTAAGCGCGTAAACTGTGAAAGGGAAGTAGCGTTATGACATGGAAGTTAACTGCATTTGTCATTCTATCAATTCCTTACGCAGTGATGGCCGCAGGTCTCTCCGCACTGTAAAAAGGCGTTGAAAGGTAAGTAAGCTGTGACTTATAATTGCCTTGGAATCAATTGCTTTATGTTTCGTAACAGTAAGTGCCAGCCGACTTTCTTAGGCTGGCATTTTTTTTAATAGGATAATTACATGGCAGATTACGCCTATAACGAGATAGCAAAAGCCACCTTTAACTGTGGTTTCAAATCAGATGACCGCACAAATACCGGAACTGTGTCTCTGCCGTTCCAAATGTCCAAGTATGACCTGAGTGGTCTACGTGTGCCGCTACTGTCCATGAAAAAAGTCAATGAACGTGCGGTGCGTGTAGAGCTGGAGTGGTATCTGCGCGGCGAAAGCAATATTAAATTCTTGCAGGATAACGGCGTTCACATTTGGGATGCTTGGGCTGACGAAAATCTCGAACTGGGGCCCGTTTATGGTTGTCAGTGGCGTAAGTGGGAAGACACCCGCGCTGTTGCTGCCGAAGAGGTTCCGGAGCTGGAGAAAATTGGCTATCAGGTTGTGGGCGTTCTCGGCGATGAGCGGGTAGTGGTGCAGCGCTTTGTCGATCAGCTACAGGATATGGTTAATACGCTTCGCAATACGCCGGATGCCCGTCGAATCATTTTGACAGCCTGGAACGTCGGTAAACTGCGAGACATGAAGCTGCCACCATGCCATATGACCTTCCAAGTTTGTAGCAAGGTGTTGCCGGAGGAAGACCGTTCAATCCACGGCTACAACATTGGTCTGACCCACTTGAAGTATGGCTATGAGTCGAACTACGCCGAGTTCGTTGAGTATGTAAATTCCCACTTGCAGGGGCGCTATGAGTTTGCAACCCATGAAGCGATGGATGAATTCAAGATCCCGCGTCGTGGCTTGTTCTCTGGCTTGTATCAGCGCTCAGTTGATGTGATGGTCGGAATGCCATTCAATATCTCGGGATACGCGATTCTGACTCACTTTATCGCCCAAATTACTGATCACATGGCTGTGGAATTCACGCACTTTGGCGGTGATGTTCATATTTACAGCGATCACTTCGAGGGTTATGAAACACAAATGGCGCGTGAGCCGATTGGCGACAATGATCCTGTCGTCCTGTTCCCTGATCACTATTGGGAAATTGACGATTTCGCTTTCGAAGAGGTTGTGATTGAAGGCTACAAGCATCACCCGTTTATCAAGTTCCCTGTAGCGGTCTGATAGAGAGGGGCAGATGAAAGTTGTAGTTTGTGATTTAGATGGTGGTATCGCCAACACAAAACACCGCGATTATCTGTTGCACAAGAAAGATTGGGAACGTTACAACAAGGCGTGTCGTGATGACGCGCCTGTTCGCTCTCTAATCGCGGTTCTGAATGGACTGGCATTGCAAGGTTACGTCGTTGTTTTGTTATCTGGTCGCTCTAATGCGGTTAGAGACGAGACTGTTGAGTGGCTGATGGAAAATGGCGTTTCCTACCACCACTTGCTGCTAAGAGCTGCTGACAACCGCAAGCCCAATGACAAATTCAAAATGGACTTGATTAACGCCTTTCTGAAAAGCACCGGAGCAACGCTGGAATTTGTCATAGAGCCTTTCCAGAAGACCGCCCGAGCTTGGCTGTCACATCCCCATAAGCCTACCGTCCTGATTACTGGTGAACTCAATGCTTAAACTGATTGCTGCAGCCGATCGTGCCTATGGAATTGGGAAGCAGAATGCGCTTCCCTTTAAACTTTCCGACGACATGGCTTTCTTTAAGCGAATGACCTCCGGCTCAATTGTTGTCATGGGGCGGAAGACCTTTGACTCAATTGGCCGTCCACTCCCTAATCGAACCAATATCGTCCTGACTCGTGATGGCAACTGGCATAAACCTGACGTGTGGGCGACCGGTGAAATCCAGCCGGTTATTGACCTGTCGAATGAATTTGATGTGTGGGTAATTGGCGGAAGCGAGATTTACGCTCAATTCCTGCCTTATGCTTCGCAAATATATCTGACAGAGGTGGATGCGGAGCTTGATTGCGATACGTTTTTCCCTTGCTTTGACAAGTCTCTATGCAGGGTTGAGACGCTTGAAGATCATGAGGCAAATGAGCGTAATCAGTTTTGGCTTTGCTATCCGCAAGTATTCAAAGGAAGACCAATGCGAATCGGTTTAATTGGTGCTCAAGGCACTGGAAAAACAACACTGGCAAAAGCATTTTCTGCCCGATGGAAAACGCCTTTCGTTGAAACCTCTCTAAGTCGCTTGTTTAAGGTTCGCGGCTTAGAGGTTCGTTCTGAAATGGACTTTGATACGCGCCTTGATATCCAGCGCGATATGCTTGACTACTTGGTTGAGCAGTTGAAAAACAACCCTGAAATGATTGCTGACCGGACACCGATTGATATTGCTGCTTACTCAATTGCGATTGCGCCTTACGGTGCAACGCCGGAGCAATGTGAGCGATTGGAGCAGCATGTTTTCGAGTGCTTGGAGGCAGCAGAGCAACTGTTCGACAGTCTTGTTCTGATTCAACCAGGTATCGAGCTGACCGAAGAAGATATCAGGCGAACCGACCGAGGCTTGATTAACTTCGTTGCTCAGGAGCGCATTACCTCATCCAGCTACTACCTGCTTTCCAAAGTAGGGGTGTCAAAAGAGGGCAAGTCTGTGCGCTGCGGCGTTATTCCTCTGTTCCTGACAGAGCTTGAAGATCGCCTTCGAGTTCTGGATAAGTTTACAACCGGCGTGACGCACAAAGCCTGCTACGTGAGCGCCGAGTCTAAAACCCTTCACTGAGTCTTTTCTGCCTAACTGCTTGGCGCAGAATGAATGTAAACAGCACCAAGCAGAGGCAATTGATGTGAGTATTATTATGTGTGACGAGTATTTGTCTGTAGAAGAAGAGCTGAACCGCAAAGTAAACGACACGCTAATCGACATCCTGACAAAGCGTGACGGCAAAAGAATTTCACCCGCTCAGGCCAGAGAGCGCATTGCGGTCGTTCATGATGTGGCTATGGGTTTAGTAAACGATGACTTATCAAAACTGATTGAGGCTGCTCTGCGAGAAGCTGGCACTCAGCAAGAGAATGGCGCACGTCGCTTGTTCCCCGTTCTGCTAAGAAAAGACAGCAATATGCTTTCGCTGGACATTGACGAGTGCAACCCTAAGCGCTTGGTGTTGAAAGGTGTCGTTGGTGGCAGTTTTACTGACAAGAGCAGTTTCTTTGATGCAGAAACGGATGCTTTCAGAGCTACAGCCGAGACACTGAGCAAGTTGCTGAAAAGTGGGTGGAGTAAAGAGGTATGAGTCGTATTTTGGTCGGTGGTCTGGATATTGAAACTACAGGTCTGGATAAGAGCGATCACCGTGTAATTGAAATTGCCGTAAGCATTCGTGACTTAATGACGGGGGAGCGTCTTGGTGGTTTTGAGCAGCGGTTCAATCCGCGTCGTTCCATTGATGCTAAGGCGCAGGCTGTTCATGGCATTTCGCTGGCCGACTTACATGGCTGTCCGTTGTGGGAAGACCAGGCTGATCGCATTCATCGAATCCTGTCTAAGTGCTCGGTTCTTGTTGGTCACAACGGTATTGAGTTTGACTTCCCGTTCTTGGATGCGGAGTTTAAGCGTGCCGGTCTGAAACTGCCGGAGGTTTATCAGTTCGATACAATGCAAGAAGGGCGTTGGGCTTGTGAGGACGGCAAAATTCCTCGTCTGGGCGAACTGGCCTATGCTTGTGGCTTTGACTATGATACAGAGAAGGCTCATAGCGCTCTATATGATACCGAGCTGATGATAGATTGCTTCTTCTACGCTAGAGAAAAATACAATCTGTTTCAGATACCTGATTTGATAGTAGAGTCCAATAAAGTAGTGTGAGGTGAGGACTAGGAATGTCCTGCTATTACGTATTCAATTGATTTGTGGAGGGTGGCTTTTGCATCCTCCTACGCACTAGTTCTCATAAAGCTATAATTTACACAGACATAAGTCGTTCAATTTGACTTCGATAGGAATTGCTTCTAATCAAAATTCTGATGGCCAGCTATTTAAATGTGCATATGGATAATTTTAAAATCAAACCTGATGCTTATGTGACATTCTCATGGAAAGGCCGAACAATGGAAGGTGAATTTTTCCGTGTTTCCAAAGGGAGTAATAGCGGAGTAATTCGTCCTTTTGATCGCGCACTTAGACAAGAATTAGTTGATGACAAGCTAATCTCACGAGTGAACTGTCTTGAAAAGAACATATTAATTGATGAGTTAGTAACTTGTGACGGCATAGCTACGGATGAGAGCGTTAAGGTTGGGGATGGAACTTATAATACCGTTCAAGGCTATGATTTTATTGGAGAAGGTGAGCTGAAATCTAATGACTTGGTTATAGCTGATTGCAGATTAGAACTCTTGCGACGACAATTACATGCTGTTTACTCAAAATTAAAGTATACGGAAAGCACGTATGCAGACAGAAAAGAAATCGAAGCACTAAAATTTGAGTTCAAAAAATATTCTTTGGATAAATTTAAGCCTCTTAGATATAAATTAACGCGCAAAAAAAGAGTATGGCAGTATGTGTCCACACATCCATTATGGTCACTTTTATTAATTGTGATTTTATTGGTTTTAGTCTTGTTAAATTAATTAAAATCGCACTCATAGTATGTATTCTATGATAATTGTCATTAACTTCTCACCTTTTTTCTCCATCTGTGTGCAATATTTTTTTATTTATCCTTTTCTTTTTGTTAGGCAATTGTTGTTATTCATATATCCGACAATCTAATACCTTGCCAAATCCTTTTATACCTATCCGCAAATGCGAAAATAATTCCATCGAAAAGATAGACGATTTATCGAACTCGGAAAAAGGAATAAGCAAATGACACAAGTAACAAGCAACCCAATTTCTGACTTAGACGAACTGGACGCGCTAATGGCAGATCTCAACAACCTGAGCATTTCCGCTGATGATCTAGACGCGCTTGAAAAGACATCTGCCGACAAGAATGCCTGCGACATTGATGATCTCGACATGCTACTTGGCGAATTGGATATGCCGGAGGTCGAAGAGCAAAAGATCGAAGAGCCAGTTGCGGCTGCAGATAATGAAGATGACTCGCTTTCATACCTTGATGAAATGCTGGATGAGCTGAATGAAAGTTCTAAGGATATCGGCAAGCTATCTGACGGTGAGTTGGCAGCCCAATCAGCTAAAGAGGCTCAACATCAACAAGATGTAGAGGCTGTTGCGTCTAAACAAGATGATGAGTTTGTAGAAGGTGAAGCAAAGCCAAAGCCAAAGCCAAAGCGCAAGCGTGTAGCGACTGGCGGTAAGACGGCAGAGGAATACGTTGCCGACAAATCTGACGCTGCCTTTGAGGCTGTGGGTATCGCCACAGAAGAATTTGCTCTGATGCTCAATGCACTGCCGAAAAAAGTGAAGGACAAGGCGAAGAACATTCTGGCTTGGGCGAATGATGAGGCTGAGCTTTCCATCTACACCCGTCTTTGCTTGGAATACCTGGTGAAAAACGGTAGCGCAACTTCGGGTGACTTACGGACTTACCTAATGAGCAATCCAGAGAAGCCATACACGGTGGGAACTGCTGGCTCTCAGGCTGGACAGATGATGGCGCTACTGCCTGCTATTGGAATGGCAACCAAGGACGGCAAATCCATCACTCTAAATCGAGAAAACCCACTGTCGGCAAAATTCATTGGTTGATAGAAGTTAGCGAGCGCCCTTGGTGGCGCTCCGGAAATAGTGTGTTGGTTAGGGGGAGAAAATATGTATTCGGTTATTCAGGCTCAGTCAGTAGCGGAAAAGATTTCACGTTTGATGTTTGATATCCGGCTGTCACAGTCCAATGCTTTTGAGGATTGGGTAAAGGCCATGCTCAACGGTTTCATCGGGGGTGACAATTGCCGTGACCACTTGAGTTGGGGAGATCACGAAGTGACAAAGGCAGTTGAGGCAGAAAAGCTGTTTTTCGGGTTCGTTGAAAGTTATCCAGGTATTGATTTGCTGGGGCGGGTTATGTGTGAGCTGAACTTGGCAGGCCATAGCAAAAACCTTGGTGCGTTCTACACGCCTTACTCTGTCAGCAAGGCAATAGCGCAAATGCAGTTTCATGATCTCAAATTGGACAACTATCCGGACGGATTCTCTGTTCTTGAGCCGTGCGTAGGGGCTGGTTCTATGGCACTTGCTGTCGTGGAAACGCTATTTGAGAAATATGGACAGGCTGGGCTGGATAAACTGCGACTCACTATTAACGATATCGACAGATGCGCGGTTTACTGTGCAACCATCCAGCGATTGAAAACCGTTGAAGTGTTGTCTCCGACCAAATCATTACGCGAGATCATCGTCTACTGCGGGAATGCGCTGACAGTCGAACATGAGCTTTTGTATCACATTACTGCAGTGCCGATTCGGTCTACTACAGAGGAATTGAATGCCTTTGTAGAAATGCCATCATTTGCTTGTGCTTAATATTAAGGAAGTTCGTGGTATGAGTTGTATTCAATGGGGAATAGTTGCGCCGGAAAGAAGCAAAGCGTGGTTTGGCGCTCGCATGAATATCGTTTTTACCGATGGCAAATATAATGTTGAGTTTTCCCAGCATCGCGCCGGACTGTATGGCAATACGGAATCGGAAGAGGGCAAGTTGATTCAGCGCCTTATTTGGGGACAGGATCTTTCGTTGGCGATCAGCACGATCAACCGAGTTCTCAATGAACGTCGAGAAGAGGACATACGCGGCTTTCGGTATGAGTGGGAATTACCTTTGGGTGTAAAAGCGGTGGCTGATACCAAGGGGCATAGCGAATATATTTTTTTCTGTGTGTATAAGTAATCGGTGACTTAAGTGATTGCTGTAACCAAAATCATAATTACTCGCTTGGAGGGCGAGTTCAAATTGTGCAACAAGCCTGAAATTTTTGACAAGCCATCCGCCATTCTCGATTCGACGAACTGGATGCTGCGACAAGCACCAACCTTGTCGAAAGTAGGCTACGACAAGCATGACGTAGAGGTTCATTGGGAAGATGGCGAATCAATCAACTTTGTGTTTAACGGCACAAGTGCCAAGAACCGAGGCCACATTACCTACAGTGTGCTTGGGTATTTGAGAAAGCTCTTTGCCTATGAGCTTGAAAACGGCCTTCCGTTCTACGGCGAAAAGGACACACCTCTCATCGCCGTGAGATTGCAAAATTCGCCCATAACCGCGAAGGGTTCAAGTTACTCGTGGCCTCTGTAAACGACGTTCTCAAGCAAGCAGCGTAAGAGCACAAAAACAGACTACACCCCCCCAGAAAAGCGCCCAGAATCACTCAGGGGCGCTTTTTTCGTATTTACCCAAGCCAACCCACAGCTACAGTGTCCCGAATCGTCTGAGAGCGTTTTGGAGAAGAGGCAAGTCCGGAACGATTTCCTATTGAATTAAGTAAGCGCTAGGTTACTATTTGGAGGGAGCGGCAGGGTAATCCGCAAGGTTCTTCCCTATATAAATAATTAAAAGAATATTTATATATTGGAAGCTAGGTTTTTTGTCCGAAGGTAATCGTGAAGGAGTTACGGAGTTATCTCAGGAAACTAGGCTCTGCAAGAGCCTAGTTTCCTGAGATAGATTTCAATATCCGGAACTACCTAACACTGAATAAAAACCGCGTTTCCATAAATAATATATTTATTCCTTTTAATTTATATAAAAGGGGTGATCGACAATTTGCTTGGATGCCTTGTCTGCGGAGTCAAAATCTAACTAAGCACTAGCAACAAGTGAGGGTTATGATGAATAAGTCCGGAATGCCTGATTATGTAAAGCGAATTGACGATCTGATCCGGAAATCCTTTCCGTCCACCCACCCAGTCAGCGAGGATTGGGGAAAGTTAATATCGGACGTGGCGAAATTCGCTTCCCTGCGCGATTTAGAAGTGATTAAAGCCATAGAGAGCCACCACAGCACCAAGTTACCACCAAAAGCGCTCAGAAGCGGATACAGCGAGCACCCTCTGTTCACAGACATGAACAAGATGATTGAGCATGTGAAAGGACTTGCGGAGTTCGACAAATCGACAGTCTGTGCAGCCTTGGAAGTGGTAACGCCGTCAGTTGGTAATACGACAACGGCATTTTGCATCTACAACGGCGCAGAGCTTTACTACAAGTTCAAAATGCCTGGCACCTTTTCTGGCGAGATTCAGGCTGGTCTATACGCGATTATTGCCGCGATGAAGATTTTCAACGAGTGTGAGCTGGAGCAGGCGATGATCTTCACCTCATCAACGGCCATGCAAAATGGTTTTAGACATTGGGTGCCTAACTGGAAACGCAATGGCTGGAAGACCAAAGCAGGGGATGAAGTTAAGTTCCAAGCCTTATGGAAGAATGCCTACGCGACATTACACTGCTTCCGTTATCACGAAGTGAGCGAGCCAACCTGCGCGGATACACTTGGCTACCTGCGGATTGCTAAGGAGTTGGCTGAAGACAACTCCAAGTAGTTTTGCATTCAAAAGGTAAGTCATTGCTTACTTAAAATAAGTGTTGACTTACTTTTTAAAAAGCCGCTATCTTCCCGAACGGTATGAGAGCAAACGACATGGATAGCCCTGTAATGACTGATAAAACACTGCCTGTTTTTGAGGTGCAGTTGTCACCTATTCGAGTTCAGGCTGAGAACCCTGTTCAGGCTGAGAACCCTGTTCAGGCGGCTTTGATTGCAGCCAATGTTGCCGGCCAAAAAGGCGCAGACAAGTTCTTGGTTCGTAGCTCGAATGGCGTTGAGAACCAAGTTGATCTTGGCCTGCTTCATGACCTTGGCGTGCTGGTTCAGGAGCAGCCGGAAACTCCTGCTGAAACTGAATCCGAGCAAGCTGTTGAGATTGAAGAAGTAACCGAATAATTGCGTTCGATGGTCTTACTCTGAAACGGAATTGGGCTGCCATTTGGTAGCCCTTTTTCCTATCTGGCGTGCCTATGGCGTTTATTTAATATCTGCGTATTGAAACGAGCAACTGCAAAGGAAACGAGCAATGGCAAAACCTACCAACGTAATTGCCCTGATTGATACTGACTTTTTGAGCCGGATCGACTCGAACTTAGAAACTAGAGACGGGGCATACAACTTCTACAACTGGATGATCCAGAAGGGCATCAAGAGTGAGCAGATGACAAGTGAGTGCATCGGCCACCTGATTAACGAGGTGTTCCGACTGCGCAGCCAGAACAAAGAGCTATACCAGCGAATTGCCAATCGTGACGCTCAGTAAAGGTTGCGGAGTATAGCCAGGTGGAGGCTTCGGGACCGGTGTAGAGCAGCCCCGAAGTCTTGTTGCAGAGCGAGCAACATAAACATTTTAGCCTCGCACACAGCGAGGCTTTGCTTTACTTACCGGACAGCCAATCAAATAACTATCGTTCAGCACCAAATGCCAAGCCTTTTGGAGTGAGCCAAGTGGAAGGTAATTAAAACCGGTCAAATGTTTGCAATTTACGGTCAAAAACCTATACCCACACCAGTCAAAGATATAAGTATGTAGCAAAACTATCTCATAAACACAAAAAGCCTTTAATATCAATTTCTTATCTTTGTTTTTACCAAAGAGAGTCAGAATCAAACCCACTCAAAGAGTTATCAATAAAAAATAAGAAAAAATACTTACTTTTTGATTAACCCCTGACCCCAATTCTTATATCGCCCAAAACCACCCAAACAGAACCGAATAAAACAAAAAAACAACTCAACCCCTAAACACGTAATCCATTAAACGATTCGTAAAACCGCAAGATCCTACCAGCGGGAAGCCATCCCCAAATACCCACCCATTAAACAACATCACCAAGCCCAATAAACTAAACAAACCACATAAGCCCAACACGCTATACACCTTCAATAAGAAAGCTCTAATCACTTCTCCCGCCAGTAAACACAAGGACTCAGCCATAGAACATCACTCTCAACGCTCTATAAAGGGAAAGCAGTAGAGAAGAGAATCGCGGATACCAAATCCCATTAGAGAGCAATAGTCCGTAGATAAGCAGGAGTGATGAAAGACCAGTAGAGAAGAGATATTCACCTTCCATGATAAGGAGTGAAGAAAGCTGTCATTCCATTAGAGAGGAGCAACTATTAAGAGACAGGGAGAAGAGAGAGGAAGCGATATAGGGAGAAGCTGGTGTAAGGGGGAGAGGGAGAGTGGGTTTCGGAAGGCGCGCCGCACAAATTCCCTTTCAATGACTTAATCAAGTTCTCCGCCGTCAGGCGTTTGGAGTCGGGAAGTCTGGCCTGAAAATTTTGAGAAAGGTGACGTTCCGGATATGGACCGAAAGGGAAGCTCTCATTAGGTGAGTTTTTGTCAGGGAGAATTGCCGTTGGTTTGCGGATATTAGCCAGGTATTTCGAATCGGGGTTTCCAGCCGGAAAAATTAGGGAAAGGCTGAGGTCGTATATGGCCGGTTACGGCTTGCTGCCCTCATTGATGAGGGAACTACGATTAGGGACAGTTCCCCGAACTGGTATTAGGGGTTGTGAATGGCCGCGGATTTCTATGGCGCAATGTGGTTCCCGCAAGTGTCCGTTCCCGAGCACATACAGATCGTCTCATGCAGCTTTCACGGCAATCAATGAATTTCGTTAGGCAAAAGCCAACTTTCGATAGGCGATAAATTTCCTCCCGTAGTCTGTTCTGGATACGTTATTTTCCCACATCTGCTCCGGTGAAATAGATGCTCTCGCAAGGGGCTGAGCTTCCCGCAGGGTGCTTGGCCTGTTAGTAGGGAATGAACTGCTAATTTACCTTTCGGGAAATGACTGAATGGGTAAATTGGCGGGGTGTTTAAAAACTTCCGCAAGAAACTCCCGAGAAACTTTCTAGAATCGCTTCCCTGCGTGTTTTTGAGTGTGGGGAATACGGTGGCTCCACTTTTTCTTAAATCGTCTCTGAGCGCGTTCTACAGCGTTTTACTTCACTAGATAAAAAATAAGCAGTTGCTTAGGTATTGGCTGCTAAATGATTGTTTTGTTCTATATGGTGGATGTAAAATAAGTAAGCGGTTAGTGATGTAGTGCAACTCATTGGAACGTGCCGCAGCTAGTCTTTGTTCCTTTGGGCGTTGAGCTTAGTGACGGCTCCCCGATAACACAACCAGTCAGAAACCTAATTGCACTACTCTTGAAAAGCGAAGCCCTTCGAGCGGGGTTCTGGCGAAGAACGACCACTGCCAGTGAAACGCGGGTTAATGTGATGCCACTATAGGCACTAAGTAGCCAAAAGAAACTGTAGAAATCGACCATAAAGCGCGGGTTGGTATCCGCTTAGTCACGGGGTTTGACACACCATGCAATGTGCGCCTAATAAGTAAGCCGCAGCCACTTGGTTCGGCTTCCTGTTTGAATAGGACAGGGCACTGCGCAGAACGATGCCGCGATAAGTCAGCTTTTCAAGAAGACAAAAACTTGTGTGCCGGATAACCGGAAAGAGTGTTGGTTAAAAATTAAGCGCTCGCTCGCAATTTTTCTCCAGAAACCTCTAATTCAGGGTTGGCTTTGGTCTTGGGTAGATTTTGTGATTTCTTGCTGGTATCACATATCGCTCAAAAGACCACTTTTACCTGAAAAAAGCCAAAACAGAGCAAACAGAAGAACAAGTAAAGAGAAACAGCCAAGGCAAAAGCAAAACCTCTCAAAACAGACAGAAGAAAAGCTCAGCCGAGCGAAATCAGACAGCCCTCAGCAATCCACTTCCTTGCCTCTCCAAGTCCGCGAAAATGAGCACATCAACGGAACCACGGAGCGAACACAATGCAAATCGCAAAAGACACAATTCAAGTTATCGGGCTCTGCAAAGACGGAAACGTTGAAGCACGCCTGACCACCTACAACACAGAAAACGGCATTCAGCGTTTTGACCTGGTAGTTATGTCCAAAAAGGCAAAGAGCGGTGCTTATCTGTCTACAGCGAGTCTTGCGGCTATCGAAAGAGCCTGTGTTCGCACCTTGGGGATTCAACCTGAGAAACTATCCCAATTTTTAAATGCCGCTTAATAGGTAAGCGCTTAGTTAATTTTGGTGTTGCATTTACTTTTTCAGTATGCAGAATAGTAAGCGCTGGCTTATCAGGGGGATTTGGTCATTGCCCCTTATCCAGCAAGCGAGAGGACAAAAATATGTTTGCATATACACAAGAACAGGCACGTAAGCGTTCTGAGTATAAGTTAGCTTACATGACTGATTCGGATCGTGAACAGATCCGCACTGAGCAGCGCATTGACAAGCTGCTGGCGAAGACATTAGAGCGTGAACGTAAGCAGCGCAGTAAGCAACTGCGACGCAAGCGCAAAGCGACGGAGAAAGCTGATGCGGTGACTTACTCAGCTCACCCGCTACAGTTCTTCCAGCACAAACAGCTTATGCGCGGCTCTGATGGCCGTTACTACTGGATGGATAAAGCGACCTTTTCCATGACACCTACGACGCTTACTGCGGCGCTAGATGAAATGGAAACCGTTGAAGGCTGACAGCCAGTAAAGAGGACTACGGGAATTATTCCCATATATAGAATTAGGCAGTTCGGTGGTGTTACTTGTCCTCTCACCGAGCCGGACTGCCGCCCATTTTGCTTACCTTGCTTGATGTTGCGTTTCTCCGGTTAGCTTCGCTAAGTTCCTTCCTCGGTGGAGTGCAAGGTAAGCACTTTTTCATTGCTTCTCTTACCGAAAGGGAAGCCACCCGTTTCTCTATTGTAATGCTGCCACTGCCATGACAGGGGATCGGCAAGGAGATAAAACTTCTTCGCCGATCCTTTTGTCTATTTGACCTGACTGATTTAGCACTGTCTTTTCTGCCTTTTCCTTCAGGCAACAGACAAATTAGGCGAAGGTGCTGGCATTGCTTCGATAAGCTCTCAGACATACAATTCCGCCACGCTAACCAAAAAATAAAGATACTGACGTATGAAAGGCGATTATCAAGAATGGCGTGATATTCCGGAGTTCGAGGGATATCAGATTAACGAGGACGGAGAAATCAGGGAGCTGCGGTCGCTAAAGAAGACCAGAGCCAGCAACGGTGATTACTACCACTTCACGCTTATCAGAGAAGACGGCAGCAAGTGGAAGCGACAGTCCAATACCTTTGTCGATGAGTTGTTTACGACTCAAGAGCAAGCCGATGGCAAAGTTGTCTGGAAAGAGGTTCCGGAGTTCAACGGCAAATATTTCCTAAGCAATAAAGGCGACTGCGTCACCATCCGACCAAAGAAGGCGTCCATGAAGGACGGGAAGCCATATGTCGTGAACATCAAAGGCACCAAGAGAACCGTTGCCAAAATCCTAAGAGAAGTATTCGGGGAGCAGTAAGCTCCCTTTCTTTTGCCCGCAACATACCGCAAGGCCATATTCCAAGGGCAACACATTTAACCTGGCTAACTCTCGTCTAAATAACCAATCAGACCACCTCGCGGCACTTCCAGCCTCAAAACAGCAACTCCGGCTCCAAACACCTCGCGGGACGTAAACTCAGGTATTTCAATTTCCGGTGTCCAGCCGCAAAAATTAGGGAAAGGGGGCAGGGCGAATAGTGCAGAGTTAGGGAAATTTGTATTCGCAGACAAATTAGGGGGTAAAAAAATATAAGGGAAGGCTTACCGGAGTTTTCAGAAGGTTTTATTTCAGGGAAGGTTGACACCGTCCGGCAGGCTTGAGCAATAAAGCCGACTTTTTCCGCTGGTATATAGATCGCGTGACGCGAATAACCAAGAAATAAAGAAAAATCAATAACCAGAATTGCAGGTTTGAATATGATTTAGCCAATCAAGCCTACTTAATTAATAAATTACGCAGTAGGTCACAAAAAGCATTAAAGCCGAAAAATTCCGAAAAAAACACTTGCTGGTTTTGCTCGAAAGTTCCATAATTGCCACATCGAAACGAGAGACACCAATCCAAAGTTTCGATGAGTTAACCAAGTATCAGGTAACCAGTAATTAAGGAATAACTATCATGGCTAAATCAACTGTATCTTACATCGCTAACGCTGAAACTGTAAACGTAAAATCTAAAGCTGATGCTGTCCAAAACGTGAAAAACATTCAAGCTGTCATTGATAGCAAAGTTGAAGAGCTGGAAAAAGCACTAGCGGAAACAAACGACAAACAGCGTGAAAAAGATCTAACAGCAACTATCCGCACGGAAAAGAAACGCGCCCGATATGTTTCTCAATTCCTTGCAATGGTAGAAAACGATCAGAAAGCAGCAAGCGCAAACTATCAAATGCAAAAAGAAAACCAACTGAATCTAGCGGATATTTGCGCTGATATGTATTCACTAGAAAAACTGGCGTTTATCTTCGGACAAAAGAATTTCGAATATACAGTAGCGCGCTCAACTGAAACTAATGTAATCATTCCGTTTAAACTGATTGAAGAAATGGGAACATATAGCTTTACAGTGAAACAATTCCGCGAATTTTACAGCGACGTTAAGGTTGAAGCATGGCGCAAAGCAAATCCGGAATTGTGCGAAGTGGAATTGAATGCTAAACGCGAAAAGACTAATCGCCAGTCTCAAATGATTCTGTCAATGCTTGTTAAATTGGGCGCCTTCGAAGTGACTAGCAAGGCGAAACTTTCAAATGATAGCGGAACAGTGCAACTGGCTGAAAATTCAAAATTGCTTCAACTGCTTAGCAGCAAATTTGAGTCACTAAGTGTTTTTGTTAACGCTCAGTAAATTAGTCACCGGTGACTTATTAAATGTGGTGGCGAAAATACGCCACTACCACAACAAGAAAAATTGCCAGTTTCAAAAACACAAGATCCGCCCGAGTGGCGGATTTTTTTTACGCGTTTTTCATCCTCTTTAAAATCCTTTCTGTATGCCATTCTCAGCGCTTTTCCTTGTTAGTGGTGCGAGCGCATGGCTTTAATCCTTTGTCGCTTTCTGGCTGCGATTCTGGTGCGATTTGAGCGTGATTTATTTTTGACTGAAAGAACGGAAGTCTTAGAAAAAAACGAGTTGGTTGGAAAGCATTGCCTCGGCAGAAATCCCTGTTTTTGCCCACTAACCTTATAGCCCTTGTATAGACCCAATAACATTTAGGGACAGTAGAGCCTCTGTATCTTGTTTAGCCTATAGACCCAGCCTGACCCAATTGACCCAAAGTGACCAACTGACACCAGCCGACCCCCTGAAATTCCACTGACCTTATAGCTCGCCGTCCCTAAAAGTGGACACCAAAATATTACCGATTTGAAAAGTGGGGCAGCCTTATAGCTCTGAGCCATGAAACGGGCAAAAGAAAGGGGCTTCCGCCCCTTGTCTCAGCCCATGAAAAGGCTCTGAATATCTTCTGGTGATACGTGCTTGCCTTGTTTTATCAGGCTCTCAAGCTCTCGAAACCTTAGAGCTTGCTCGACCAATGGCTGTAAAACTTTCTCCCACTGGTCTTGCGTAAAACTCTCAAGCGCAGCAGACACCACAGCCCCTCTGTCCAGCTTCACACCATTCTTGGTCTTTGACTGCTTCATGGCGCTTCGTAGGTTCGCTACAGCCTGGTTGCTTACCTTCACGTTGATATTCACAAAACTCTTTTCGCTCATCACGCAACCTTATGGCTCTGTTTTAGCAGGCTGTAGTCGAAGTTGGTCCCTTGCGGAAGAATGCCCTCTGCGAAGCCCTTAGTGGAGTGGACAATGGCACGGCGCTCTTCCGAGTGTTTGTAGAGGTGCTTGTTGCACTTGTCGATGAAGTCCACGACAAAACAGATGTTCGCGGCATCTTTCTTGGCGCGTAAACCTCGACCGATACGCTGGCGAAGCTCTACTTCTGCCTTACCCGAACCGGCAAGAATAACTGCGCCTACAGCCGGAACGTCAACGCCTACGTCCAAGATGGTCGAGCCGATAAGCACGTCAATTTTGCGAGTTGCCAGCTTCTTCAGTGCCGCTTCACGCTTACTTTGGTTCGAGTCGCCGAAGATGAACTCAACCTTGATGCCAAGTGCGCTCATCATTTCAGACAAGATACGCCCGTGGTCTTTGTGCTTAATCAGCAGCATCGTGCTTAGCCCGTAGTCCTTGAACTCTTTGGCTTGCGCTACGATCAGTCGGTTGCGCTGGAAGTTGTAGGTAACGCCAAGTGTGTATGCTCTCTGATATGGAGCGCCCCAAGACAAGTTGGTGTTAGGGTATTTCTTGGCAAGTTCGGGCTTCGCATCAAAGCGCTCTCTGTCGTGTAGATGAGTGCATTCAATGTATTTGAAGTAAGGGCGAGCCAGAATACCGGCATTAATCAGGAACTCTTCTGTTACCTTGATGCCGATACTTCCGGACACGGCCATTAAGCGCATGTTTGCCTCTGCGCTGTCTTTCATGAATGGCGTAGCAGTCAGGGCAAGCCGGTAATCTGCGTTCTTACAGGCATTTGCGATGGCATAGAATTGGCCGCCGGATGATTCATGGGCTTCTTCGAGGATCAGCAGAGAGGTGCGCTCAAGCATATCGAGCACGACCTTACGTTTAGCCAGGTGCTTTTTCTTCTTCGCCGAATCCCAATCCGCCTTTGGATCTTCAAGTGCCTTGGCTAGTGTCTGGACGGTAGCCACGTTCACATACTTGGACATGGTAAATTCACCATCACCCAAGATGCCGACGAAAGCACCCGCAGGTAACTCACCAATGGACTTGCGGTATTCAAGAGATTTTTCGAAGTTGCCGGCCATCTGGTGCATCAGCACACCGCGAGTCGTGATGAAGAGTGTCTGTCGGTTGATACGCGCCAGTGCTTTGCAGGCAATAACCGACTTACCACCACCGGTTGCCACTTGAGCCACCATACCGCCCATTTCAACCAAACGCTCAACGGTCAGATCTTGATATGCGTAGAACGGGTTAGGTGGGAATGCGTTAACCACCGGATTTGGCTTTCCAAGCGGCTTAACCATTTCTTTGCGCTTGGTGATGACCTTGTAGCCGCTCTTCTTTAGACGGGTTGCGATGGCATTGGTGAAGCCAGCAGGGAATTTGCACGTTCCCCAATCAAAGAACGTAGACGTTCCATCCCAGCCAGTAGAGGAATACTTTGCCCCCTCAACTACGTAGCTAAGGGCTTTTTGAACGATCTGTTTTGCGTCTCGGTCAGCATTGACGAGCTGCGCAGTAACAGCGTTGCGGATGATAGCGACAGTTTTCAAATCTTACTCCTTGCCTGAAAACTACGAAAGGCACATAATCTACGATTGATAAGTAATTAGTGACTTATTTTAAGCAAAAGTTTATAAGTAAAAAAAGTTAGAAAACTGAGAAAAATGGCAAAAAACACCATCACCTTCCGGCGTGTAAGTGTGAACAGTCTTAGGCCAAACACTTGGAACACTAACTCAATGTCGCCGCCAGATTTCGACAAGCTGGTGCGCTCGATTGAGGAAGTCGGTTCCTTCAAGCCCGTAGTAGTTCGACGACTTGGAGACGAGTTCGAGATTATCGGCGGAGAACATCGCTGGAAAGCTGCGATGGTTCTTGGCTGGGATGAGATCGACATTGCTGATTTGGGCGAAATCTCCGAAGCCGAAGCCAAACGAATCGGGGTTTTGGACAACGAGCGTTATGGCGAAGACGATGAGCTGGCACTGGCTCGCCTGATTGAAGAAATTGACGCGGTATTTGATGTTTCTATGTCGGAAATCGCACTAATCAGCTCAGATTTGGATATCGCAATCAGTTCGGCAGCATTGGATGACTCGATCTTTGATGGTCTGGATGACGATTCAGAGCGGGAAGAAGAGATTGAACGCACAATGGAGAAGCTAGATCAGGAATCGGTCGCTTCGGGACAGATGATGCGCTTTAAAGTGCCAAACGAATATGCAGGTGCAGTGCGTGATGCCATCAGTGCTGTGGTGAAATCGCAAGGCATCAAGACGGGCAATGACATGGAAGATGCAGGGGAAGCACTTGCATACATCATTGAGCAATGGAGAGCGAGCTGATGAAGGATTTACAGCTTGAGGTTGTCTATCTAGACCCCAAAACACTCATTCCTTACGAAAAAAACGCCAAAATCCATAACAAAAAACAGATTGAAGCGTTGTCTGCCGCAATTGTTAAGCGTGGATTCGACCAGCCGGTTACGGTCGATAAAGACATGGTCATTATTACCGGCCACGGGCGAACCGAAGCTGCAATTTTCGCAGGACTGAGTGAAATTCCGGTAATTATCCGTAGTGATCTGACCGATACAGAAGTTGCCGCCAAACGTCTTGAAGATAACCGGCTGGCCTCTACCGATTATGATATGGAGCTGCTGGAAGAAGAGATCAACGAGATTCTGTCGGCGGATAGCTCTGAAAACCTATTTGGGTTTGACGACAAAGAGCTGCAAATGATGACCGAAGACCTGCTTTCCAGTGATTTGGGCGAGGAAATGCTGATTTCGGACGTTTCGATGGAGGCAAGCCGCATTGCAGAAGAGAACGAAGAAATCGGTGAGGAAATTGCCGAGTCCAAACTGAAAATTTCAGATGCCTTTGGCTTCCGCGAAGTGCCGATGAAGGACGGGCGCACAATCATTCGTTGGGTTGCCATGATGGAAGAGCTGACCGGACGATCGGGAGCTGCCGCTCTTGTCGAATACGCCAAACGCGACCTGGCTAAAGCCGAAGAGGTGATGGATTTCAGCGAAACGCCAGATCCGCACGTATCCAGCGACCTCGAAGAGCTGGAATCAATGCTGATTTCTTAACGAGGTGACTGGCAATGGAATACGTGATCAATAAGTCATTCAACTCGAAGGTGGAGCGAACACCGCGAGTCATGGAAGTTGCGGAGTCATTTGGCTTAGGCATTGAGGACGAGGCATGGACGATTTACGACAACTTGAAATTGGAAATCAATCAAGGCGATGTCGTTTACATCACCGGTCAAAGTGGTTCTGGCAAGTCCGTCATTCTAAGAGAGCTGGCGGCACAAATGGCAAAGCACCTGTCGGTCAAAACGATTGATGATGTGGTTTTAGACCACGACAAAACCCTCATTGACCAGATTGGCAAAACAACAACCGAAGGGCTTGGGCTGATGAATGTGGCAGGGCTGAATGACGCCTATCTCTTCATCCGTAAGCCGAGTGAGTTGTCTGATGGTCAGCGCTACCGACTGCGCATTGCCAAATTAGTCGAGTCAGGCGCCCAAGTTTGGGTTGCCGATGAGTTTGGTGCGGTATTGGACCGAACAACCGCTATGTGTATTTCCAACTCCCTGCAACGTGCTGCTAGGAACGCGGGGGCGACATTACTTGTCGCAACAACGCATAGCGACCTGCATTCAAGCATTAAGCCGGATATCACCATTACGAAGCTATACAAGGAGCGTGTAGCCGTAGAAGTTCATGGAGAGAGCAAAAATGAATGAACTGACCCGCCGTAACGAAATTCAGGACATGATGGACAAGAAGGGACTTACAGCCCCTCGCGTAACGGTTGAAAGCATCGCCGAGCGCATCCATTCGGTCGAATACGTCAAGCACACACTGCCAACCGGCGGTATTCTTCGCTGGTGTGTGATTAACATGGTGAACGGCTTCTCTGTAACCGGCAAACCAAGTGCCTGCTGCTCACCGGAAAACGACGATGAGGAAATTGGCAAGAAGGTGGCCTTTGACAATGCCTATCGTGAAATCTGGCAACTGGAAGGCTATCTGCTTTGTGAAAAGTTAGCTGAGGTTCCTCATGCAGCATGATGTGATTATTGAGCGCCACAAGGCTTCGGACTTTCCAAGCCGCCTGCCGTTCATGGATCGCATTGTAGTGAAGAAGGGCAGTGTCGAGGACTGGCACGCCCTCAAATCACTGCATTACAAGGCTGGCAATAGCTTTGGCGCTGCTGAGTATTATCGCTGTGAGCTGGACGGCAACCTGATTGGTGTTGTTGTTATCGTGTATCCGCAGTTACTTCTGGCCGAACGTCACCTGATGTTCCCCAAGATGGCACCTGGCACCGAAACCAAGCTGACCAATACCTATCGAGGCAAGATGGTCACGAAGCGCTGGTTCGGCACAATTTCTCGGTGTGTGCTGGATACCATGTATCGCGGCTGTGGAATTAGCTACCAGATGATCAACCTTGCGTGCCGTATGCACGATAGGGAAGTCATTGAGATTAAGTCGGCCATGTCCAAATACAATCCGTTCGCCATGAAAGCTGGCTTCAAATTCGTTAAGCCACCTGCGCCACAGAAGCGACGAGACGCGCTTAAAGCGTTTAGCTTATACGTCGAGTCAGATCCGACAGATGTGGACGCTGTGATGGCGGAGATTGCGAATTTCAGCCCATCACTGCGTGAGCGGACGCGAAAAGCTCTGATTGATGTTTATTTTAAGCATTCAAGTCGAGATAAGGCTGGCAAGAACAACAAAAAACGGGCTAAGGACTTCTACGAGACAATGTCCATCGAAGAGGTTGTTGCCGGGCTTCAAGACCTATGTTTTTCAACGGCCATCTACGGTGCTTACAAAAATCCTGACTACGGCAATGCGTCAATGCCAAAGGAACTGCCTATCGAGGCATTCTACTGGCAGGGGATGAACGAACCTTTGAACATGGAGAAATTAAGGGAGTGGAAGGAGGTTAAGTCCGCATGATTCTCACCAAGAAACAAAAACAGATTATCCATACAATCCTCATTGTCGAAGAGGTGCGAGGCATTGCAGATCTGGATTCGGTTCTTGAGTCGCTACCTTACAAAACGTCAAAAGAAAGTTTTCAGTTCAGCCTGCGAGCACTGATCGAGAAACGGCTGCTGACCAAAGGCGAACTCCGCAAGCGCTCAGAGGGAGGTCAGAATCGTCGGACGCTGCTGCTGACAACTTTGGGGCGGGCTTTCGCCAAGCAGATCGCACGAGTAGGCATGTCCTAATAATATTAAGAAAATATATTATATATATTGGAAGCAAGGTTCTTGCGAACCCAGCTTCCAATCAAGATTAAGACTCCGCGACTTCTCTTCAAACTACCTGCGGAATTGAAAACTCTTCGTGAAAGTAAGGTTCGTTAGAACCTTACCTTTCACATAAATCTCTTCAAAAACCGCGCTTCCATAATATTTATATTATTAAAAATAATAAGCTGCGGCTTACTCATAATCTTAACAATACCGCGCCTTGCTGATAATATCGCCTCGTTTGGTAAGTAATGGGTTACTTATGGTGGAGAAGAAAAGGATTTTAACGCCGTCGGAATGGATTGAGCTTGAGGTTATGTGGGCTTCGGGCGAATACACGCTTGCGGCGCTGTCAGAGAAGTCGGGGATGCGTCCAGAAACGCTTTCAAGACGATTTAAGGCTCGTGGGGTAGAGAAGGGTAGCGCTGCCACTGCGGATGCTGTCAGAGAGGCTGTGAAAGAGAAAATGATCGACAAGTCCGTGGAACGGGCAAACTTGATCGCCTCTCGTCAGGAGTCATACGACAAGTGGGCTTACAACCTTGGCGCGCTTGTGATGAAGGAAGTTGCCGAAGGTGCAAGATCGCACGGAGGCATAGGTTCAGCCGAAGAATCAATTAAGGCACTGCAACGAGCGTCGGCTGCCTTAGCCAAGTGCTATGAGGTTTCCCACAAGGCACTTCGCATGGATGACAGAGACGTTCGCGACGACGAATTGCCTGAGCTGATGTTCGCCGAGCTGACTCAAGAACAGGTGCTTGAGCTTCGCAAGGCCCAAACTGGCGATGCCGAAGACATTGTTGACCTGGATGAGCTGGAAGCAGAACTTGCCGAGGAAATTGCGTCAGAGCGGGAAGAGCTTGAGCGAGAGGAGGCTGAGTCGGAGGCTGTTACCTAATGGGTATTTCAGTCGGCAATATCATTCAGCTTCATGCGGGGCAGATGAAGGTCTTCAAATCTCGCGCCCGTTTCAAGGTGGTTTGCGCCGGTCGTCGTTGGGGCAAGTCGATGCTGTCCATCTCGCTGATCACCAAGTATGCGATGAAGGCGCGGAGACAGCGGGTTTGGTATATCGCACCGACCTATCAGATGGCAAGGCAAATCCTGTGGGATGAGCTAAAGCAGACCATCAATGACCGGTATGTGCTAAAGACCAACGACACAACCATGACCATGATCCTAAAGAACGGATCAGAGATTGCGTTAAAGGGGGCGGATAAGCCCGATACGCTCCGTGGTGTGGCCTTGCACTTCGTCGTTCTTGATGAGTTTCAGGATATGAAGCCTGAGACGTGGACTAAGGTAATTCGCCCAACGCTATCGTCCACACGCGGTGGTGCATTGATCATCGGGACACCTAAAGGTTTCTCAGCGTTCTATGACCTTTGGAAAATGGGTCAAGATCCGGAAATGGTTCGTCGCGGCCAATGGGAAAGCTGGCAATACACAACGGCAATGTCCCCATTCGTTCCAGAGGACGAAATCGAGGCGGCGAGAGCTGACCTAGATCCGAAGTCATTCATGCAGGAATACGAGGCGTCGTTCACGACGATGTCCGGTCGGGTTTATTACCCGTTTGAGCGTGAAACCCACGTTAAACCATGCCCGTTCAATCCTAAATTACCAATCTGGGTGGGACAGGACTTCAACATCGACCCGATGAGTGCAGTGGTCTTACAGCCTCAGCCAAATGGGGAAATTTGGGTTGTTGATGAAATCGTTCTGCATTCGTCCAACACCGAAGAGGCTTGTGACGAATTGGAGCGTAAGTTTTGGCGCTGGAAGCAGCAGATTACGGTTTATCCCGACCCTGCAGGCGCACACCGACAACATGCTCGCGGTGAGTCGGACTTGGATATTTTCAGGGAAAAGGGGTTCGTGCGAATTGACCATCCCAAAAAGCACCCTGCGATTGCAGACCGTGTGAATGCCGTCAACCGACTGCTTCGCGCAGCAAACGGCGCGGTTCGACTGTATGTTGACCCGAGCTGCCGGACAACCATCGAGTCGTTTGAGCAAGTGCTTTATAAGCCTGGCACTCGCGATATCGACAAGGCGGCAGGGGTAGAGCACATCACGGATGCTTTGGGCTATCCAATTCACCGTCGTTTCCCTGTGAAGAAACACTCTATTATTGGCGTTTCAAGATAAGTCACCTATGACTTAGCATTAGTAAGAAAAATGGAAATTTCAGACAAGAAAATCATGGAGCTGGTTAGTCGTCGCCATCCACTTTATGAGGCGATGCTTGAGCACTGGCAGTTTTTGGAGTCCACCTACAAAGGCGGTCGTGAGTGGTTCAAGAAGAATATTTTCCGCTACTACAAAGAGGGCGACGCGGAATACAAGGAACGTATTGATCGTGCCTACCGGTTCAACCACACCCGAGAGGTCGTGAACCTTGTTCATAAGTATATCTTCAAGGAAACGGTTACTCGTGCCGAGGACGCCAGCGAAGAGGTTAAGCGCTTTTGGGAGTGTGCGACCCGCGACAAGCTGGATATTGACGATTTTATGCGAACCGTTGATATCTCATCGTCTGTATTCGGTCGTATTTGGGTCGTAGTGGACTCGACCAAGTCAAGTGACATTGTAACGCTGGCAGATGAGAAGAACTCAGATAGCCGCGTTTACGCCTATATCGTTACGCCAATGCAGATGCTTGATTTTGCCTACGACGAGAATGGCGATCTGTCATGGTGTCTGATTGCAGAAACCGGTCGTGATGATGCCGATCCATTCGAATCAACCGGCAAAACGTTCCTACGTTATCGTCTGTGGACAAAGCAGGGCTGGTATCTGTTCCGCGAGTTTCCACAAAAGCACAAAGGGGCGAAAGTCAAACTGGGCTTGGAGAGTGCAGGGACGCACGATTTGAACGTTGTTCCAGTGTTTCCAGTCGATTGCTTCCACTCATCGGAAAACAAGTATGCAGCGACGGGGCTGATTGATGACGTGGCTTATCTTGATCGCTCGGTTGCGAACTACCTGTCCAACTTGGACGCGATTATCCAAGACCAAACCTATTCGCAACTTGCGATTCCGGTCCAAGGGCTATTGCCAGGTGATGATGATCTGCAAAAGGTTTTGGATATGGGAACCAAGCGGGTATTCACGTTCAACGGTGAGGGTGGGGCGAAGCCGTTCTTCATGTCACCAGATCCTAAGCAGGCACAAATCATTATCGACACTATCTCGAAGATCATTAACGAGATCTATCACTCTATCGGTGTGGCCGGAGAACGAACCAAGCAAGATAACGCCGTTGGTATTGATAACTCATCCGGCGTAGCGAAAGCCTTTGATTTCCAGCGCGTCAACTCCCTGCTGGTAAACAAGGCAAGCACATTGGAGCAGGCAGAGCATCGTCTGGCGGCTATCGTTGAGCGCTGGCACGGGAAGTCAGGTGACTCTCAAATGGTGGACTATGTGAGCTATCCGGAGAGCTTTGATATTCGTGGCCTAGCCGATGAATTTGCCGTTGCAGAGCAGATGAAAAACCTTGAAGCGCCTGATGCTGCTCGTCGTGAGCAAATGGCAATGGTGCTGAAAAAAGTATTCCCTCGTCTGCCGAAGGACAAAGAGGCTGAAATTTTTGCCGAATTAGCTGATTTTCCGCCTAAAAATTCTAAAATGGATATTGATAATAAGTCAGTGCTTACTTATACTCGAGCGCAAATGGTTCGAGAGACTGAACCTACTGATGCTCAAGAGACCGAGTAATCAACGAAAAAGGGATTTTTGATATGCCGTTTTACCTACGAAAGCTGATGGCGCAAGGCGGTTACATGAGTGAAGCAACCAACGGCGAGGAAGCTGGTGGTGCTGGTGTAGCCGACAAAGGCCAAGAAGAGCAGAGTCAACAAGACCAACAAGGTCAGCAAGATGTTGAAGATGTTGATTCTATGAAAGCGCGTCTAGCAACACTGGAACAAGAGAACGCTTCCCTGTTGAAAGATGCAATGAAGAAGAAAGAGAAGTTGAAGGCATTCGGTGACGTAACGCCTGAGAAAGTGCAACAACTTCTTGCGGTTGAACAAGAGCGCTTAGCCCGTGAGCAAGAAGAAGAGACTCGCCGCCTTGAAGAGAAAGGCCAGTGGGATGCTCTGAAATCGCAAATGGTTGAGCAGCATGAAACCGAACTACAAGGGCTTCGCGGCCAAGTAGAGCAGGCCAATAACGAAAAGGCAGCGCTACATAAGCAAATCATCGAGCTAACAGTCGGTCAGTCGTTTAGCAATTCTTCATTCCTGCGCGAGAAAACCGTTCTTCCAGCGACGAAGGCACGAGTGCTTTACGGCAGTCATTTCGAAGTTAACGAGCAGGGGCAGGTGATTGGCTACAACAAGCCAGCCGGTTGCGCAGATCGCGCACCTCTTGTTGACGCACAGGGCGAACCTGTTGGCTTCGAGGATGCAATTAGCCGAATCATCGCAGCCGATACAGACGCCGATCATATTCTTCGCTCTAGCCAAAAGGCAGGGGCAAATTCGATGACTGATTTCGGTATTAAGCCTGGTCAGGAATCGCAGGCAAAAACCATTGAGCAAAAGCTCTCTTCGGGTCTAGCCAAATTGATGAAGTAGTTGGGTGAGGCAAGGAGCCTCCCTTTGATTGTCTAAAGGAATAGATAATGCCTCTATTAATCGACGAAGCTAAAAAGCTATCAAACAACGAACTTGAGCAGGGAATCATTGAAACGATCATCGATCGTGAAGAGCTATTCGCTGTTCTGCCGTTCATGAAAGTGAACTCTAAAGCCTACCTTTACAACCGCGAAAAAGAGCTAAGCGAAGCATCTTTCCTAGATCCAAACGACGCTGTTCCAGAAGGCGCGGCTAAGTTCTCCGAGCATGTTGCGAAGCTACGCATCATCGCGGGTGACGTGGATGTAGACAAGTTCATTCAAACTACTATGTCTGACACTAGCGATCAGCTTGCGACCCAAGTTCGCCTGAAAGTTAAAGGTCTGGCTCGTTCGTTCAAGCGCGCTCTGGTTCTTGGTGACGAAACCTCTAACAGCAAGTCTTTCGATGGCCTTGGCCGTTTGACTGCAAGCGATCAGATCATCGACGCGGCTGGCGCTGCAATGAACTGGTCAATGCTGGATGAAGTGGTTGATGCGGTTAACGCGCTGGGCTGTGACGCAATCATGATGCGTTCTGAACACAAACGCGCTTACCTGCAACTGCTGCGCACAGTAGGCGGTCTGCAACCATCAGAAGTGATGCTGCCACAGTTCGGCAAAGTTATGCTGACCCACAACGGTGTGCCAATCATCGTGAACGACTTCCTGCCTGTTACTGACGGCGAGGGCACTAAGAAAGCACCAATCTACGCTCTTCACCTGAGCGAAGAAAACGGTGTAACTGGCCTGTATGGCGGGGACAACGCTGGTATCGTTGTTGAGTCTATCGGCACAGTTCAAAACAAAGATGCGGTTCGCACCCGCGTTAAGTGGTATTGCGGTCTGGCTAACAAGCACGACTACGCTATCGCTCGTATCGACAACGTAAAATTTTAATTGCTAGATAAGTCACTCGTGACTTATCTGTGTTGATTTGAAGTTGTCAGGGCGGTTCGAAAGAGCCGCCCGTATTTACAAAGAGGGTAGATATGCAAAATAAGAAAGTGCATGTGATCATCAAGTCAGAGACATTCTCAAACTTCACCGGCGTTATGGTTGGTGCCTATTTTGAGAACGGCAAGACTGTTGAGCCGATCCCTTATCGTGACGCTCAAACCCTCGGCGCAATCATGGAAGTTGAGACTGACGAGGGGCAAAACCCGAATCCTGCCGAGACGATGTGGCGTGGATACAACACCACTGACGCCGATCAGGCGAAGAAGGTAATTCAGTCAGCCGAACCGGTTGAGAAGCGCATTGGCAAGAAAGCCAAGGTTGAGCAGCCTAAACAGGCACTACCAACGTTTACACGCGATGAGCTAGAGGCAATTGCGGACAAGTCTGGTATTGCAGGGCTTCGTAAGGTTGGAGAGACCTTCGGTATCAAAGCTCGCTCTATCGAAGAGCTGATCGAAGAAATTCTTGCCGCTCAGGAGGCATGAAATGTCTGAACTGGCAACTCATATCGCAGGCAGCAGTGTAACGATTCGGTTTGATGCTCCAAACCTTGACGGGAAAATCACTGCGTCATACCGCGTTCAGGATCATCACGGCATGTTGTTGACCGACGAACTGCCGATTGATGTCTACAGCGACGATGAGTTTGTGGAAATCGTCATTGATGACGAACTAAATAGACTCGACGGCTTTCAGCGTAAGGCGCTGCGCATCATTCACCTAACGATGGAGAACGATGATGGCGATGTTGCTCAGCAGGAACGCCGGTATGCAATTATTGCCAGTGCAGATCTTTTTGTCCCTCAAGAGACACTGATTACGGTAGCCGAAGCAGAACTTCACCTGCTGGATGTGCCGAACGTGAGCAAGTTTCTTGGCGCAAGCCAAGGTGAGAAGCGCAAAGCCATTATTGAGGCGTCACGCCGGATTTCCGCCATGCGATTTAATCCAGCGGTTGTGTATGAGCGCTCAGGTTGTTTTGCCGACTTTCCATCGTTCGACAAAGGCATTGACCTAACCAGGCTAAGCGCAGGTGAATACATGGATCTGCCAGCCCGTTTCCTTGAAGACATTGCCGTTGCAGTGATTTATGAGGCTGACGATGTGCTTGGTGGTGATCCCATTGACTTGGCGAGGCGCAGCGGTCTTGTTTCAGAGCGTGTAGGGGAAACCTCGCTGACTTATCAGCAAGGGCGACCTGCTCAGGAAATCGTGGGCGCAAGAGCCTTTCGAGTGCTGGGCAAATACACAACTCGCTCATATCGAATTGGGCGAGGTTAACGATGAAGGCCACGGTCACTGTTTTTAAAAAAACGGAAGTCCGGATGCGTGGGCTTTATGGCGAGCAAAACCATGAACCTGCCTTTGACTGTGAAGTGCTGGTCATTCGTGACATTCGCTCGACTTCCTCAACCAAGGGAACGCTTACGGAAACGTCCTACGGAAGAGGGTTACAGCAAAAACACGATGTTCGACTTCTGTTCCCCGAAGATACGGAAATTGAGCTAGACGACCGTGTGGACTTTCGGGGCCGTAGACTCCGGATTGTTTCACTGGAAGTCATGCTGGGTTTGCGAGGGAGAGCGGGGCACATTGCTGCGGAGCTAGAGCCTTGGGTTTGACATTTTCCGCCAGCAAAGCGCGGCAGAGGCTTACCAACGCTGAGAACGGTTTTAAGCGAGTGACGTTACAGACGGCGAGAAAGGTTGCCGAAGATGGCGCACGAATGATGGCTGCGATGGTTCCAAGGGATACAGGTTCATTGGAAGAGTCCATTGAAGGGGCGGTTGAGAAGACTAAGGACGGTCTGATCATGCGAATTGGGGTTAGAGAGGGAGCTGTTAACAGCAAAACTCAGCGACCTGTCGATAAATACGCACCGGCGATGAACAAGGGCGGATACAAACTTGGCATTCGCTCTATCGAAAAGCAGTCAGCCTCTCAGTTCAAAATTGGCTCTGGCTATGTAGGTCGTTCTCGGGAGTGGTTACGCCGTCACTGGATGGACAAGCTACGAAATGACCTGAGCAAAGCAGGGTTGAAGGGACGCTGGCGATGATTTTGGAAAGCTATGCGCATTACCTCGATTACATTGGCGTAGGTGTAATTGGAGAAACACTTTTTGCCTATGAAATGCCGTCCGATGTGGTGTCAGGCATTTTGCTCGCAGTACCATACGGCGGCTTCAAAATCGACCATGAGCTAAAAGGCTATTACAAGGATGTTCTGAGGCTTGTGGTGCATTCCGACTCGATAGCTGACGGCGTGAGCTTAGTCGAGCAGATTTTCGAGTATGCAGGTGCGGAGAACGTCACCTCGGGGAATGTGCATTTTAACTACGTCAGACCCATTACCTATCCTGAACCGCACCGTCAGGACGAAATAGGGCGGTATGAGTTCGTGATGGTAATGGAATTTTCATGCGTGAAACTCTAACAAAGGGAATTGCTATGTCATCAGGAGTTGAAAACATCAAATTGGGCGCATGTGATGTGACATTCGGTGATGTTTCACTTGGTCTAACCAAAGGTGGTGTAGAGGTTGAGGTTACAACTGACACTCACGAAGTGAAGGTTGACCAGTTCGGTGAGACTACCGTTTCCGAGCGCATCATGGGTCGTAACATCAAGGTCAAAGTGCCGATGGTGGAAACGGACATTGCGAAGATCACTGCGGTAATGCCTGGCTCAACGATTGATTCGGGTCAGAAGACACTGACCGTTAAGGTTGGCGAGGGTATTGACCTAGTGAAGCTGGCGCAGGCGCTTGTGCTGACTCCGCGCAACAAAGACGACTACTCGGTAACGATTCCTCGCGCTGCTACGGCTGGCTCTATGAGCTTTGCCTACAAGCACAACGAAGAGCGTGTATTCGAGCTTGAGTTTACTGCCTATCCAGACTCAACCGGCCATCTAATGACTGTTGGCGGCAGTGCCGCAGAGGCGCTAGTCAAACAGTCTACTGCTAAAACTGATAAATAAGTCACCTATGACTTACTAGGGGCTGAAATGCCCCTATTTTTGGAGACGAGAGAATGACAAAGCTGTTGAATCTAGACGAAATCGCCCCTGCAACAAAAGAAGTCCTGCTGGGCGGCGTGAAGCATAAAGTAAACCCGCTTTCATTCGGTGCATTTGTGGCGATGCAAAAGCTGATGCAGAAGAAGAATGCAACGATGCAAGAACAGCTTGATACCTACATTCAAGTTGTCTTGTCTGTGGTGCCGACAATCACCCGCGAAAAACTGGAAAGCATGACTTTCGAACAGATCATTGCCCTAGTGAATTTCGTTTCCGAGGATGCGGAAGCTGAAAATCAAGAGGGTGCCGAATCTCAATCCGAGGGAAAGGAATAACTCGGAATGAGAGCGGTGAGGTTGTGGCGATTGACTTGGGTTTCTACTTTTCCCGCCTGATTCATCACTACAACCTTTCCTATAGCGAAGTGCTGGCTCTTCCCATTCGAACCTTTTGGATGATGAGCCGGAACGTAGACCGCCACAGAGCGGAAATGGACATCAGCCAACTAAGGCTTCTGCGGGCTTCGCAAACCAGTGAAGAACACCTCAAGGACTTCGCGGAATCTCTTACCGAGCAGTTATCCAGTCCAATTGAGATTAAACGCTCATTAGAGGATGCCGAGCCTGATGCAGATGCCATTGATAGGCTGAAATCACTGCTAGGGAATGCGATAAGTGAGCGATAATCTACACTTCGAGTTCACCGCGAGTGATCGCGGTGCTCAACAGGCTTTCAAAAATCTGAAAGACCGTCTTAAAAAGCTAGACGCTACCGCAAAAAAGACTAACCACACCTTGTCCGGCATCGACGTTAAGATGCAGCAGCTAGTTGATGCTATGGTCAAGGTGGAAGCACCAGTCAACCGAACCTCATCTGCCTTAGCCAAATTAGAACGTCGCTTCAATGGCGTCGGTCGAAGTGCATTTGAAGGTGTGATGGTTCTGGGAATGCTTGAAGGGGCAATGTCCTCTTTGCAGCATGTATTTTGGACGTGGCAGGACGCGATCTTACGGGCAACCGATGATATTGAACGTCTGACACTGACAATGCGCGGTCTGGCTACCACTGGTGATGTTGTCAAAGAGTCGGTTCGGGACGTTAATTACGTTCTCGAAATGACAAAATCAGCGCCATTCAAAATTGATGCCCTTCGAAACTCATTCGTTAAGTTCAAATCCGGCGGAATCGACCCAACAAACGGCTCTCTTAAAGCGCTTGTTGACGGTGTTGCGGCGTTTGGTGGTTCTGACCTGGAGCTTGAACGTGCAGCCGTGGCTATCCAGCAAATGGCGGGTAAAGGCGTAATCTCGATGGAAGAGTTGCGTCAGCAATTGGGTGAATCGGTTCCGGCGGCAATGAAGCTGATGGCTCGCTCAATGGGTGTGTCAGTCGGTCAGTTGGTTAAGCAAATCGAAACCGGCACCGTTGCGGCATTGCCTGCAATTAAAGGTCTTCTTGCTGAGTTTGAACTGGCCTTTGGTGGTTCGGCTGAGAAGATGATGAAGACCTATTCAGGTCAAATGTCGAAGCTGGCCGCAAACTTGAAGCTGTTGGGGCGCGAGATTGGTGAAGGTTCCGGAGACAAAGAGGGCAACCTACCTTCCTACTATGACGCCGTAACGCATTCCGTTTTAGAGCTTAATGCCGCTCTGGAAACCAAAGCATTCAGGGAGTGGGCGCAGGAGTTCGGCACTTGGCTTGCTCAGATGGTCGTGAAGATGACCGAGCTGATGAAGGTCATGTATGAGAACCGTGACGCAATCTCGGCTGTCGCGACGACAATCGGCTATTTGATTGGCGGTAAGCTGATTCTTGGTATCGGCAAACTGCTTGTTGCGCCATTTGTGAAGCTACTGAGTGTGCTGTCGAAGGCAGGCAAGGGCGTAGAGTCGTTTGCAGACAAGTTCAAAAACTTCAACAAGGTATCCGCCGATGGTGGCGCTTTGACGAAGGTGATGGAGAAGCTAAGTTCTGTCGGCAAGCGTGTGACTGCGGTATTCGGTAATTTCCGCAAGGGCATGGTTGGCGTTCGTGCTCTGTTTACAACCCTGAGAACGGGCATTGCGGCTGTTCAACCTCATTTTGCTGCGTTGGCTACCGCAGTTTGGATGGCCTATGAGGCATTGTCTGCGCTTTACGGCATTTGGGATAAGTCTACATTGGCTGATCGATCGATTGAGTGGGCGGCGGAGTTGAAAGCCGATCCGAAGCAGGCCAACGAATCTACCATCAAGGACGTAGAGGCACGTCTTGAGAGGCTGGGCGCGCTATCCAAGGAAGCCACCGATGAAGAGCTTGAGCGCATTAAGCTGGCTCAGAAAGAGCTTCAAGAGGCGCTGGATAAGTCTGCATCTTACGTTTACGAGTCTTCCATTTCAAAAGAGCTGGCGCAGGAGCGAGCCAAAATTGCCGAGGAAATGGAGGCCGTTCGAACAACCTACAACCAAGAATCAGACAAGCTGGCGAAAGCCTACGAGGAAATCATTAACTCGAAAATGCTTGTGTCTGAGAAAGAGGCGGCGCTTGCCAAAAACCGAGCTGAACAGCGCAGTCTAGCTCGTGGTGTAGTGCAGAAAGAAATGGCACTGCTGCAAAGGGAAATCGACGCCAGCTCAGAACGACTGAGCTATCTGTCAAACCCTGACGTTACAGCCAAGGAAAGAGCGGAGATCGAGAAGCGCATTGAGCAGATGAACCAATATCAGTCTCAGTATGAGGGGCTGATGAAGTCACTGGCCGATGTGGATAAGCGTTACTCCGGTGAAGTTGGCAAGATCTTGTCTGACTCTGGACGTGCAGCGCTTGATAAGACGACCGGCAAGATGAAGACCTACCTGAAAACCCTACAGGTGCAGTTTGCCCGAATGGACGGACGCGAAACCGGTAGCGGTGCTTTCTTGGGTGCGGCACTGGAACGAATCCAGCAGTTTAGGGAAGAGCTTGGCGAGATTGCCAAGGAACCGGCGTTTGAGAAGCTGGCTCAAGATATCCGAGGCGTAGCCCGTGCGATGGATAACCTTGAGAGACGACAGGCGACTGCGGAGAAAGCTGGAAAGCTGTCGAAATCTGCCGATTCTTGGATGCGTTCAGACATGGACGTGCAGGGACCGACAAAGCTGGACGAGTTCAATACTCAGTTTGACCTTACCAAACAGAAGTATGAAGAGATTCTGGCCTTGGCGAATAGTCCGAATGGCGGCTTGATTCCGAAAGAGCAGGTTGATAATGCCAAGACAATGCTTCAATACATGGAAGCGAACAAGCAGGCCATTCAAGACCAGATTGTTCTTTCTGACAATATCACGCCTTTCCTGAATAACATCGACAATCGCCTGAAAAAGCGTGGCGACTATAAGAACGAGGCATCCCGTAGCGCTCGTCTGGCTGCCTTTGACGAAATCGTTGTTGCCGAGAACCAAGCGCTAGACAAGCTCTATCTCGATGACAAATTGAGTTGGGAGGCTTATCAGGGCGAGAAAACTCGGATTGCTGCGGCAGCCTCTCATGAGCGCCAAAAGCTAACCGAAGGGGCTTTTGCGAAGCTGGCGGTTCAGTATCAGGACTTTGGCGAGCAGCTTGAAAACGTCATGGCAGGTGCTCTTGAAGGAATTGTAGATGCAACAACCTCCTTCATGATGACCGGCGAAGATCAGTGGCGCAACTTTGCGGAAAAGGTTATTCAGCAAATCCTGCGCATTGCCCTGATGAAAACGGTGATTTCACCGCTGACAGACGGGATTAGCAACTGGTTCACATCGCTGCAAGGCGGCGGGGCTACGGCGGGTGTGCAAGCGGCTTCGGATGTGGCGGCTTCATCTGTTGGCTCAATGGCTGGCGGTGCGATTGCTTCAGTCGGGGGTAACTTGGCAATGGCTGGCCGCAGTATTGCACCTCAGATGGTTACGGCAATGCCTCGGCAAGCCTCTATGACGCGCTCAGCACCAGCAACCGCCTCAATGGGTGGAGCCGTAGAGTTCAATCTGATTAACCAGTCAGGAGAGCAGATGAGCGCCCGTGAAACCGGCCGCCGTTTTGATGGCAAGAAGATGATTCTTGATGTTGTGTTGGAAGCCGTGAATAAGCCTGGTTCATTCAGGGACGGTATGAAGGGAGCACTTAGCTAATGAGAAGCTATGCGTTAATGCCTAATTTCGGGCGAATCTCAACGTCTACGGGGGAGGATTCAAGCAAGCATAAGGTTGAGCTTGAAGACCAAGCCATTCGGGTAGATTCGGATAATGGGTATGTCTTCACGCGCCCCCGTCATACACGAAAGGCACGTAAGTCATTTGAGACCGGCTTTACCGACTTATCTGAGACAAACAGGAAAGAGCTGGTTAAGTTCTATGAGGCTCGCATGGGCGGCGTAGAGCCATTTTTCTACAAAAATCCAGTAAGCGGTGACTTACATTTGGTTCGCTTTGCTGATAAATTACTGTTCAGTTACAAGGGCATTGGTGGTGTTCACCTTTGGGATGTCCTGATTAAACTGACTGAGGTTTAGAGATAGATGCGACACCTAAATGTTGCATCCGTTATCGACAAATCCAAACTTGCATCAAAAGAGGCATTCGTGCCTCTTTTTACTGTTCGGATGGATGTTAACGGAGAGCTGACCTCAATCTACATTGCTCGATGGATTGAGGATATTGAATATAAGGGCAATACCTACTTGGCCGCGAACTTCGACTTTGAGTTTCAGCAGTCAGAGGGAGAAATGACAACTGCTTCCATCACCGGGCATGACTCTACGGGACAAATCCAGCGCCTTATCGAGTCATCAAGAGGGGCGGCTGGCTCTGAGGTTCAGATCGACATTGTGAATACAATGACACTCGATAGAGAGCCGGAGTTTACGGAAGTTCTATCCATTTCAGATACGAGCGTTAAGGGCGGAGACATTTCCTTTAAGTTGGAAATGCCTGATTACCTGCGAGTTCGGTATCCAAGACGCATTGCCTACCGAGAATACTGCTCTTGGTTTTTCAAAGATGAACGCTGCGGCTATAAAGGCTCAGCGCAGACTTGTGACTACAGCCTGAATGGCCGAAATGGCTGTATAGCCAAGGGTAACTCGGCGAATTTTGGCGGTTTTCCGTCTATTTTTAGCTAAAGGATTAGTAAGCGGTGACTGAGTTGTATTTTGGCGATTTGCTAACAAAGCCCTATCTGAGAGGTGCGAGAGGCGAAAACGGTTATTACGACTGTTACGGGCTGCTGATGGAGCTTTATCGACGAATGGGGGTTGAGGCTCCCAATTACAAAACGCCCGAAACGCCACGGCAAATGGCAAGTTCTGCCGCCGTTTGGAAACAGAGCTGGGAACCGGTGCTGAGTAAAGCCGGATACCCGACCATCAAAAGCTGCGATCCGACAGACAGCAATACCTACGCGCTCGTTCCTTACAGCACATTGCTGCTGAGGGTGGCGGGTGAGGACTGCCATACCGCCATGTTGCTGCCAAAGATGCAATTCATTCACACGTGGCAAGGCTCAGGGATGGTTGTTGTAGACCGTCTGCTGAGTCCTGTTTGGAGAAACAAGGTTGTTGGAGTTTATCAACCATGCAGCACAACATAATCCCTAGTGTGGATTTGAGCGCGAGTTGCAGTGACGATTTGCATTTGCAGATCCTCTACTCGCCGTTCGATCTCAGCAAGAGAGATTACGCGAACATCGTTTACCAAGAGGGGGCTGCTCTGTCTCATTATCTAGAGGGTCTGCCTCGGGATGACGCATTCGCTGTCTTCCTTGGCGGTCAGGAAATGGCAGAGAGCGTCTGGGATTGAGGTTATTCCAGGCAAAGGCGAACACATCGTCCTTATTCAGAATGTGTTTGGTGGTGGCGGCGATAACAAGGGCATTTTACGTTCAGTTGCCCTGATTGCTGTTGCCGCCTTTTCGGCGTGGGCTACTGGCGGCATTAGTAGCACGTTCATGAAAGGCTTGGCTGCAGCCGCCATCAATACCGCTGGCGCACTGCTGATCAACGCGCTTATCCCAATGCCAACGCAGGCATCCGCCTCCGAAGAGCAAAGCTCAACTTACAGTTTGGGCGCGCCGTCAATGAATACGCGAGAAGGCTCTCCGATTCCTGTCCTGTATGGCGAACATTGGACGGGCGGTTTGCTAATCGGCATGGATAAGGGACTGTCCGACGAGGACGAAGTTCTGACTATGCTGGTCGCGCTATCAGAGGGTGAAATCAGCGAAGTCAAAGAGGTGCTGGTAAACGATCAGCCAATTGAGAGCTATCAGTCTACAAGCTGGTCTTACAAGCGCGGGGCGCTGAATGAGCCAGTTTCCTCCGAGTATGCTGGGTCTATTCGTCGCCACATTGAGGTTGGTCGAGCATTTAATCAGGAAATGGGGGTTGTTGAGCTTCCGGCAGGCACTAACGCAGCCGAGCTTCAAATCTCTTTCCCATACGGCTTGATTCACCGAGACGACGACTCAAACAAGAAGTGGGACCGAGAGGTTGAAATCCGCACGGCATACAGAATTAAGGGCGGCACTTGGACATATGCAGGTGATTCCGGCAAGGAGCTGGCTTTTAACACTGACCTCACTGATACGAAAAACCACCTTGTGAAGTTCTCGTTCAAGCTGTCGGCGACCGATAGTTACAACGCAACGCTTATGATTGAGCGCAAGAAGTCGAGCGAAAGTGATTGGGTCAGGGTTATTTCAAATCCCCTTACAGGCATTGTAACGGGGGTAAGAGAGCTTTCGGTTGAGCTTGAGCAGCATGAATCGACTAATGCCCGTTACTACTATCGCTACCAGATTGAAGGGAAAGGCGTCACGGTCAAGTCGGCAAAGGCGATGCAGGCACTATCGCAGTCGAACATCATTAAAGACTGCACCTCAAACCCTAAGCGGGTCATCGTCAAGATGAACCTTAACTCGCAGGCTCATGATACCGTCTATGAACTCGGCTTCTTCCGTATTACGGCGGAATCGGAGTCAGACTACATCATGGATGAGTGCTGGCTGAATGCCGTTGAGGCAGTTCAGTATTCGACGGTTGCTCACCGAGGGACAGCCGTTCTTCGAGCCACCATCAAGGCAACAGACCAGCTAAACGGGACACCGGATGTTGTCAGCCTTGTTCGTGGTCGCAAGGTGAAGACCTATGACCGCCGAGGCAATCAGACTGGCTACATCTGGAGTGACAACCCTGCTTGGATTTCATTGGACATTGCCATTGAGTTCGGCTCCGTTCCTAAGCGACATATCGACTTTGACCGGTTCGTTGATTGGGCGGCGTATTGCAACTCCAACAAGCTAAAATTCAACGGCGTATTCGACTCCATGACGAGTGTATGGGATGCGCTACAGATCGTGACACGCTGCGGTCTGGCGAAGATTAGCCCTGTGGGTTCCCAGCTAAGTCTGATCATCTACGAGCCTCGCAATCCGGTGATGGTGTTTGGCTCGTCAAACATGCTTGCAGATACGTTGTCGGTGTCATGGTCGAGCAGCAAAGACCGTGCAAACGTGTTTGAGGCTGAATACTACGACATTGAGAACAAGAACGCGGCTTCCTTCGTGAAGATCGTCGAGCATGACGAAATTGCCAAGGGTGCGCCAATTCGCGAGAACAAGGTTTCATTGCCTGGTGTGACCAACAAAGAGCAGGCGGAGAAAATTCTTGGCGTATTCAGAGCCAATAACAAATACATCAGTGTGAGTTGCACGTTCGACGCTTACCTTGATGCCATTGCATGTTCCCTTGGCGATGTGGTGTTGGTTCAGAGCGACCATATTGATTGGGGGCGCTCATGCCGGACGTTGACCGGACAGGCGAAGAGCGGTGTGGTTCAGGTGGATTTGTCCGAGGCTGACATTGCAGAGTTTGGCTCTCAGGTCATGGTTCACTACCCAACGTTCAAGCTGGGGACAGCAAAAGTTGCGGCAATTGATGCGGCTAATAAGAAAGTTACTCTGGATGCTGCTGTTAGTCGTGACGTTGCTGCTATCGGCTTTGGTTCTCTGAATGAGCGTCTGATTGGCAGTGACGGCAAGGCGGTGTATCTCGACCGGATTCCGGCTGGTTTGGCGGTAGGTAGTGCCGTTGATTTGATTAAGTTCGATCATCTGTTTACCTCGAACATCATGAAAACCGAGCCTGAAAAGGGGTTGCTGCACCTCTATACGGAATTGCCTGCTGATATTTTGCCTCAGAGCATGATTCACATCGGCAAGTCGTCGCGAGTGGCTAAGCCTTTCGTGGTTACGGCTATTTCCGGCGATGGCGATTTCAAGCGAACTCTGTCTTGCGTTGAATATAACGAGTCTATCTTCAACCTGAGCGGTGAGTATGAATATGTGCCTCCGATGAATCCAAATGAGCCACCTGCACCAGTGCGAAACCTCGGCATCGTTGAGGAGATTTACAAGTCGGGCATGACTGTGATGACTCGGGCTTATATTTCGTGGGAGCGTCCATTGACCGGCAGCTATGCGTCCGTCCGTCTTGGTATTTCGCTTAACGGTCAGAGCACGGAGGTCATTCGCATTCCAACCGGCACGATGAGCTATGTTGTCGAAAACCTTCAAAACGGCGACTCACTGACGGTAACGGCAAACACCTTGGATATGACCGGACAGGTTTGCCCGATCTCAGAGGTGGTGACGCATACGGTTCTTGGCACATCAGTAGCGCCAAAAGCTGTAGAGGGCTTCAAAGCTGGACGCTCATTTGCAGGTATTACCTTGTCTTGGGCTTCCAACAGAGAGGCGGATGTTGTTGGTTATCAGATTCGACAGGGAAGCACTTGGGGATCATCAACAATTGTCGTTGAACGTCTGGATACCACTTCAACGGTTATCGACACCAAGGAGGCGGGTAGCTTTACCTTCTTGATAAAGGCGATTGACGTTGAGGGCAACATGTCTGAGTCGGCGTCTTCGACTCGCATTGAGATTAAGGGGCCAGATCCCGTAACTGGTCTAACTGCTATCCAGAACGACCGAGTGGTTATCCTGCGCTGGGATAAGCATCCAAGCCCTGATGTAACGAGTTACACCATTCGCCGTGGTCAGAGCTGGGCTATGTCAGAGCACTTGGCGGATGTATCGGGTAACTCATACTCAATCGACTCTGACTCCATTGAGGCAGAAGACTACTTTTGGGTAAAAGCGATTGACCGGTTCGGCATTCCATCGGCATCGGCTTCATTTGCCGCTGTGGCTCGGAATGACCTGGAGGATTACAACGTTATCCATACCGTTAACTTCGGGGCGGCAGGCTGGGATGGCGTTAAGGTAAACATGCTGGTTGATAAGGTCAACTCACTCGTTGGTGTTTCCGGCCAGAGCTACCTTGAATACCGCGAAACTGAGCAGACACACTCAGCCCGAGCTTCCCGATTGATCGTTCGAGACTTCCCATTCTCCGTAGCAGAGGATGACGACCGGAACTGGGCGAGCCTTGGTGAAATTTCATGGGCTGAGGCAGAGACAATGTTCTGGATTCCATCTGGTGTGGATGATAGCCACCGATTCGAGCGGTATATCTCGACCAAGATGCGTGGACGAGATGCAAGTCTGTTCGAGGGTTATGATTGTCACACTGTAACGTCAGTCAAGAAGGGCTATAACGAGTCCGTGCCTACATTGAGCGAAACGACTCTGACAGCCGGAACCATCGTTCGCGGCGCAATGCAGGCGGTGGGTATGTATATGACAAGTGCTGGCTACGCGAGATTCCCGTTAAAAGGCATGGCAGGTATGGAGTCTCAACTGGTTTTCTCGATTGGTGCGGTTCGCAGTGGACTGATCGGCAAGTTCTTGGTTGAGGGTTCTGCGGGTAGCTTGTTGATTAACATTGAGGATATTGGCCGAGAGTTCCATATCGGGGTCCAGGGCGGCTCTACGCTGATTCTTGCTAAGCCTTTGGACTCAAGCAACGTAGTTAACCGAGTAATTAACCTGATGGTTCGCCAGCGCTCGGAAGAGGTGGTGGTTAGCGCGTCCGTTCATGGTGGTAAATGCGCAGAGACAACCGCCATCATTCGAAACTTGGGTGCAATCCAGCACTTGAAGATCACCGAGGCTATTTCCGAGTCAGGAACGACTCCGGCTTTGTGCCTGAGAAGCCTGCGTTTGGAGAAGGCCATTGAGATTAGCGGAAGGGAGCAGCTTGCCGCCTTCCACGCTAAAACGCCTCGTTTGTGTGGGTGGACGCGCTACGAGAGGTTTACTGCGGGATTCTACGATTCGGATGAGGTGGACATTGTCTATCGGGTCTGGACGGACTCAACCTCAATGTTACCTGGCATTTCCTCATCAGTTCTGATTGTGGACGTGCCGGATGTAATCGACCGTGGTTATGTGGAGGTGACTGAGCCTGACAACATGCAGGTGAAGTTCAATCGGAAATTCACTGTCCCACCGCGTGTGGTTCCGCAGTTCACCGGCTCTACAGGAGCGGATGTGGTGGTTGGGGCAACGGTCTACGCCTCAAACATCACGACTGATGGCTTCTATGTGTCTATCTATGACTCTATGGGCAGCCTGACAACGGGACGAGTTAACTGGAATGCTTCTGGCTACTAAGGTAGCCAGTTTTTGGGGATGAAACATGCAAAACTATACCGAGATTACTGAAAACACCAACCTTCGTGCGTCATTGCCGCAGATCTTGAATAACGACAAAACAGCTCTTTCAAACTCATCGGGTATTGCTTGGCCGACAACGCCACCACCTAGCGACGGTCGAACCTGTTACCGCAGTGACCAGAAAAAGCTCTACATGTATGCGGACGGCGGTTGGAAGATGATTATCGACTTCGCCAAAACACCGCTTTCAGTGCAGGATGCGGATGCCAAATATGCGGCGAAGTCCCACAACCATGATTCTGCTTATGCGCGTAAAGCGGTGGACGAGACGTTCGCCAAGTCAGTAACAATCACAACAAACCTGACTGTGGGCGGGATCATCTACAACACCTCCGACATGAAGGCCAAAACAGACATTCGGAAAATCACCGGTGCGCTTGGCAAGGTGAAACAGTTGGGCGGTTACACCTACAAGTTAAAGGCGTCCGGACAAGCCTCTGTAGGTGTCTTGGCTCAGGAGGTAGAGGCGGTTGATAAGCATCTTGTATTCAAGGAGGAAGACAAGCTGGCCGTGAATTACAACGGCTTGGTGGCAGTCCTGATTGAAGCTGTTAATGAACTAGCCCAAAAGGTTGAAAAACTGGAAAAAGGTCATTGATTTTTGGCTAGATAATAAGTAAGTGATGACTTATTATGTTCGGGCTTTTAAGGAGCCTAGACATGGATAAGTCAGATCTTCTCGTCGAGGTTGCGACTAAGACCTCATCCGACCCTGCTATCGAAGCTCCGTCCCTGCTTGTTTCGATAGTAGGGCTGTTTGTTCTTGGATCTATTGCCAAACAACTTCTTTCTGATGAGCCGAAGCTGAACCTGCGCGTTTTATTCGGGGAAATGATCTTGTCTGGTATTGCTGGCGTTGCGATGTATTCACTCGGGCTAATGAGAGAAATGAGCACTCATCAAATCATTTTCTTTGGCGCTTTGGGTGGCATCGGTGGATGGAGAACAGTGTTATGGATAATCAAAATTATCAAGTCAAACAAGAACTGATTCAAAAGCTACTTGCCGTTGCGAACGGCGAGGTTGGCGTTGAAGAAGTTCCTCGCGGCTCTAATGACGGTAAGCGAGTTCGTGAGTATCTAACCTCCGCAGGCATCAATGTCCCAGCCCCTTGGTGTATGGCATTTGTTTATTGGTGTCTTCAACAAGTTGGTGTTACGGGCGTTCCTCGGACTGCTCATTGCGGGACGATGTGGAACAAGGCCAAAGAGAAGCGTGTTTGCTGTGTGAACAACGCTCAGCCTGGTGATGTGTTCATTCAGATTTTCCAGTCCGGCAACGGTCATGCTGGGATTGTTGAGTATGTCGAAGGTGAGTATGTCTACACCATTGAAGGGAATACGAACGACGAAGGCTCACGAGAGGGCTATGAGGTTTGCCGTCGCAAACGTCATGTAAGCACCATGAAGGGCTTTTTGCGTTTTATCTGAATAAATAAGCGGTGACTGATGGAAGCAGGATATCAGAATCTTAGGCTAACAAAAGGTCGCTCGTTCGGATTCGCTGTTACTTACTGTCAGGAGGACGGTGAGCCAGTAAATATCGTTGGCTACAAGGCACTTCTGCAAGTAAGACGACAGCCTACAAGAGACTCAAGACTCGTTCTTGAGTTCTCTACCGATAATGGGCGAATCCAGATTCCAGAGCCAATGAAAGGGGAGCTGCGAATTGGCATTAATCCTCGGGAAACAGAGGACTTGCTAGAGGGTGACTGGCACTACGATCTCATTCTCTATGCGCCAACGCCAAAGGCTATCGAAATGGGTGGCTCAGAGGGAAATATTGGCAGTGAGAAGACGGTTGTGCCTCTGCTTACTGGCCGGTTCAGCGTCAAGGGAATGATTGCTGAGGTTCCGAGAGACCCAGTTGAGCTGCCAGAGCCAGAGCCAGAACCGGAGCCAGAGCTGCCGGATGTGCCAACGACGTTACCGGAGGAATGATTAGATGACTCGTTTAGTCATTCGAAATTTGAACGGTGGAGATACGGAGCAGCCAAGTAAGGAAGTTGGCTCCAAGGTGATTGTGAATCAAGACGCGATGAATGTGGTTGTGACAAAAGACCATGTTCGGGTTATTTCGCAGGGCTTTCAGGGGATTCCCGGCCCTCATCTCATTTCGGGAGCGAACGATATTGATGAAACCAATCGCCAAGACTGCTCACTTCTGCAATTTAACGCAGAAACAGGGAAGTATGAGGCCACCGTGGAAGTGCGTGGCCTAGTTATCAATTGCGGAGCATTTTAAATGTCTACGAACATTATCAAGATCAAACGCTCGAATACCACCAACACGCCTGCAACGCTGGCCGATGGTGAATTGGCGTTCTCGAATCTGAGCGAAATCCTGTTTATCGGTGGCTCAGGTGAGGTTAAAGAGATTGGTGGTGCCGGTGCGTTTATCCGAAAAGATGGTGACGTGCTGAAAGGCGATCTAGTTATCGACGGTAACTTGACCGTAAAGGGCACAACAACTTCTGTTAACTCAAACGAGGTCAACATTGGTGACGCGATTATTCAGTTGAACTCGGATATTGCCACTGACGTTGCGCCAACCGAAAACGCAGGCTTCGAAGTTAAGCGTGGTTCGGCACTGTCAGCGTTTTTTGTGTGGGACGAAGCCGGTGACTACTTCACGGCTCACGTTGGCACGGGCGAGAACAAATCGGCGGCCAGCTTCCGCGACCTACAGGATGTGCATATTCGCGGCTCATTCTCAGGCTATGACCTGGCTATTGATGAACGCGCTGATATCGGTGGTGCTCTGGCGGTCGGCGGCTCTGCCAACATCGTAGGCACGGTTACTGTCGGCAATACACTCACTGCCAACAAAAACCTTATTGTGAAGGCTGGCGCGTCAATTACAGGCAACGTCACTGTAGCCGGCGGCACTTTCACTACTCGCGGCTTCCGTGATATCGCAACCACTCGTCAATTGGATATCGACAATGCTCGAACTCAGGTTGGTAACGACCTGCAAGTTCTTGGCAGTGCGACGGTGAATGAGGCGGCAACCTTTAAATCTGCGGCGACATTTGAAAACTCGCTGACAGTGAAGGGCATTTCTAACCTTGGCGCGCTGGTTATTGAAGGCGGGACTCTGCGCGCTGATGGAACTGGCGCAACCACAGTGACAATCACGCACGTTACCGTGGCTGGCGGTGCTATCAATGGCACAACCATCGGTGCAGGAACCGCATCTACCGGTCGCTTTACGGCGCTGACTGCGACTGGTGCGTTTAACTCTCGCGGTATTACCGACAGCGCAACCGCAAAGCGTCTGACAATCACCAACGACCTGATCACTGTAGCTAACGCTCTGCGAGTTGCTGGCGCAGCGACTTTTGAAAACACGGTAACAATCGTGAAAGATCTGTCGCTGACCGCGAGCGCATTGATTGGTTCGAACCTGACAGTGAACAAACTGGCTACGTTACGAGGTAACGTAACGCTGGGTGCAAACCTGACAGGGGCGGGTGCTTCAACCTCTGCTATTGATGGCTTCACCATTGATGGCGGCACGTTCTGAGACGTTTTTGGGGGCTACTTAGCCCCCGTTTTTGGAAAGTATTATGAGCAACAAAATTATACTAAAGAAAACGTTTGAGGCGGGTAAGGTTCCTCTTCCGGCAGATCTGGAAGTGGGAGAACTAGCCATTAACGCCCGTGATGGTGTCGTGTTTTCAAAGGACGACTCGGGTGAAGTTTTCGTTTTTGGCTCTCGAACTCAGGCTATCAAGTCCATCGCCAGCATTGCTGCGAACGAGGGAACATTAAACATCCCTGGTGAAAATACCTCTGTTGCTATGAAGGGCGGCAAGGGGGTTCGCGTAATTGCAAACCAAAACTCCAAAGAGATTCTGTTTAACCTTGATAACCCAGATGCTTTTACGCTTGAGGGTAAGCGCGCAAGTGCATTTTCTTTGTCAGGCCATAGCCATGATGGTCGCTATGTTGGTTTGCTGAGTTCCAAGCATCAGTGTGTAGGCGGAAAATGGTATCGTCTTTACGAGGGTGCTTCGCGATGCAATGGTCGTTTCACCATTTGCGAGGGGCAGAGTAGCCAGCATGGGTATGTTCGCTTTGAGGCTGGTGTGGCTTACGGGAAAAGCCCTTACATCAATATCCTTGCCTCAAATGGCTACAACAATGGTAACGGGACAATTCGCTTCATCCGTCTTGTGACAAATAAGGCTGATAAGACTTACGGCCCCGTAGCTATTGAGGTCTTCATTGATGCGGATGCGGAAGTTAGCTATTACATGGATAGCGAATATTCCCCGCACAACGCTTGGAACATCAAGAGTGCCGTCGAAGTTCCAGCCGAGCACACTGAGTTTGACGTTGAAGTGTCCGTTGACCTCGACCTAACAACGGGCTTCCACTCGACAGGGGCGATTTTCGAGAATGGTGAGCACGTCTTTTCCAAGCATAACAAGCCGTCTTGGAGTGACATCACCGGCATCCCAAGCACGCTGCCACCTTCCGAGCACAACCACGACACGCGCTACTACCTGAAGTCACAGGTTGATGCGAAGTTTGATGCGATTTTGAACGGGGCAAGCGAAGAGCTGAACAGCTTTAAAGAGCTGGCTGATGCGCTGACTGACAAAGGCGAGGCTATTGCCGCAATTAACGCTCAACTGGCGACAAAGGCAAACAAGGCTGGTGATACGTTTACCGGCGCAATGACCTTCCAAGCAGGAATCAGCGTAGCCGGTAAAGCGAAGTTCGCAATTGGTGAGGGCTTAGAGCTTCTGTCAGATGACACCTATTTCGGTCAACACAACGATGCTCGCGTATTCCGGATGATTGATACGAACGGCACGGGCGGCTCTGTAGATGGCGGTATTCTGTTTGAGTCTTACACGCCTACAGATGATGTTCGAGTTGAATTGCTTCGAATCCGAAACGGTGAGTTCAAGTGGAAGGGCGCAACGATTTGGCACGCCAACAACGACGGTGCAGGCTCAGGCTTGGACGCTGATCTTCTGGATGGGCAGCAGGGTAGCTTCTACCAAAACGCTTCGAACCTGAATGCGGGTGTTGTTAATGCCGCTCGCCTGTCCGGCCATTACGGTATTTCCGTTAACTCGGCCAAAAATGCGGAAATGCTTGGCTCTAAAGCGCCTGAGTATTTTACCAACGCAACGAACCTTTTGTCAGGGATCGTTCCGGCTGCTCGTCTGTCTGGCACTTACGCCATCGCAATCTCGGGTAACGCTGCCACTGCATCAAAATGGGCTGCAAAACGCACTGTATCGCTGACAGGTGACGTTTCTGGCTCAGTGCAGTTGGATGGTAGCGGGGACGTGTCAATCGCGACTACAGTGGCAAATGACAGCCATACGCATGACGGTCGCTATTACACAAAGAGCCAAGTGCCGACATTCGATCAAGTGGGTCTGGTTTCTGGTGGCGGCTTTAAGGCGACGGGTAAAACCGATGGTGGCTCAACGACGGCAGACATTGACGCATTGCCAGCGAACGGCGGTGTTTATCACAAGTTGATTCAGGAGTCGGGCAGTAACGGTAGCGCTCAGTGTAAAACCGGTTATCACTACATTCAGCAGTATGTTTACGGCACGACAAGCAACGTCACTCAGATTGCGATCCCGTATGGCACATCTGCGGCTACTGGCCGTCTGGCATATCGGACACGCTACAGCGGTGCATGGCGAAACTGGGCGTATGTCTACTCAACGGAGTTTAAACCAACGGCTCAAGATGTAGGTGCGGTTTCCAAGTCGGGTGACACCATCGGCGGCCACCTTGCCGTTCAAATTAGCGGTCAGAAGCCTGCGCATATTTTTGAGAAGGTTAACTCCAGCGGGCTTAGTGTTTACCGGTTTGATGCGGCGAATGGCCTGTCATTCTACCACGCGCCTGATAGCGCAAACGGGGCGCATGTCGTCACAATTTCCAAAAGTGGCTTTAATGTGGTGACAGGCCAGCTTAAAGAAGCCGGTCAGCGAGTCTACTCACCGAACAACAAGCCAACCGCTCAAGACGTTGGTGCGCTGTCGAACAAGGGCGGGGAAGTGGCTGGAGATCTGCGAGTAACCGGAACATGCTCGATTGCAACGGCTAACCCATTTGCCTTTCAGCTTGGAACGGGGGCTTTCGTTGGCTCAAACCATCAAAACCGCATGACGTTCTACGCTTCCACTGACAAGGAGGATACTAAGTTAGGCTGGCTGTTCCGAACTCGTGCTGAGGGTGTTGGGAAGGCAGATATCCTTGAGATTAATGCCGCTGGCGGTATGAACTTGAAGCTGGGCGATCTGAAAGAGCGTGGGGCGCGGGTATATTCGCCAAACAACAAGCCGAAGCCTGCCGACATCGGTGCGCTGCCTGTCGCGGGTGGCACTCTGACCGGCAACCTTAAAGTGCAGCGAGTGAACCCTTACCTGTGGCTGTATGACACTGACACTACTGTGGGAACGGGACCGCATATCAAGTTCTCCACGGCTAATACTCAGGGTGTTGAGCTTATCCACAAAGAGCACGATGCAGAAGTGCCAGGTGGTTCCGGTTACTCCCTGCGGCTGCAGCGAGCTGGGGACAATACTCAAGGACTTGGTGCTAAGCTGGATGTTCAGGGTGAGATTTACGAGCTGGACGGTAAGCGAGTCTATTCTGAGGGTCATAAGCCAACGCCTTCTGAGATTGGTGTCTACAGCAAGTCAGAGTCGGATGGCCGGTTTGCGAAGAAGATTAAGTTCTCATTCTCGCATCACTATTGCTCTGTAGTTATTCTGCTTGTGCCTTGCTACACAAGTGGCGATCCCATTGCACATAGCTATGTTTCGGGCGAAATGAGCTTCACTCGGGATGACGGAACAAGTCGCAATGAGTGCCTGTCTCTTGAGGTGAAGACTGGCTACAAGGGCAACTCGGCAAGTCTGTCTAGACAGGGCATTGACTGGAACTGGCGGATTGTGTCCGTGCTGCATGGCGGGGTGAAGTGGCTGGCTCTTGCCAATGCGACTAACGCGAATGGCGCGTCTAACGTTCAAAACGCCCATGTTGAGTTTATCGGCAGAGCATTTGTTGGAACCGTGACTGGCTACAACAAGGCAGACCAGTTCAAGGTCATTCCTTATCGCGAAGACAAGGACGGCGTGAAAACCATCCTGAATGCCGAAGTGAATGACTCGCTGACTGCTTTCAGCACCTCGACTTTGCGCGATGAATTGGGTAGTAAGTTCTACTCACCGAACAACAAGCCAACGTTGGATGATTTGGGGCTGCCGCTTTACACCATCGAGACAAATTTGACAGTTGGGACAGAGTGGCTTGATACCGGAATCAACTTGGCCGATTTGCCATCCGGCTCTTACATGGTGCAGATTTCCGGCATGGCATCATCCGCTACGTCGCTCTACGGAGAGATTTTCACCGGTGTAATGTCATGGTTCTCGGAGGAAACCAACAGCCTCGATGTCGATGAGATTCTGCTTCACAAAGCGGGTCACGCCTCCAACGGAAGGACGCTGTTCTTGCGAACTGCCCGTGATCAGCGTGCGGCGAAGAGTAGCGATGGTCTGTCACTGCAAATCCGCTCGACACACGCGCTGACGGCGTCGGCATATACCTTCAAATTCAGACGCCTAATTTAACCAACGATAAAGCCGACCAAATCTTGTGAAGTGGTCGGCTTATTGTGATAATTAAGCGCTTACTTACAGTATTCATTCTAAGGGATGTAGAATGCTACGTGTTGATGAATTAAAGCTGGGGAATGGCTCTGTTCTTCAAGATAGCGGTGGGGTCGGCATAAAAATGACGACGAACGGCGGCTATATTGAGTTCGGACCGAAGAACACTAGCTACGCTCACATTTATACCGATAGACCTAAGTTCTATTTCAACAGAGATCTTATGGTTAGCGGCAATCAGGTATATCACCAAGGGTTTAAGCCTACCGCAGCCGATGTTGGCGCAATGACCAAAGCGCAGGGTGACGGCTACTACCTTGGCAAAACAGCAAAAGCTGCGGATGCGGCGCTGCTGAATGGTCGAAGTGATTACTTTAGCCCTGCTCATAAGCCGACATGGGATGAAATTGACGGTAAGCCGACAACGTTCGCGCCTGCCTCCCATAACCATGACGACAGATACTATACGGAGTCAGAGTCCAATAGCCGTTATTTTTATGGTGCGGGATCGTCCGGATCGGTGGCTGTCGATGAAATTCCGTGGGGGAACCGGTCAGGGGTTTATCAGGGGTCTATGTCCGGTGCTTCAAATATGGTCATTCACTTCAAAGGCTCAGGTTCGTGCCCTGCGGCACAATTTAGGGTTGGCTATGCCAATGGTGGCCTCTGGTATAAATCTGCCCGAGATAGTTTTGGGTTCGAAAAGTCATGGGAGCGAATCTATACGTCTTCTCACAAGCCTACGCCTGTTGATATTGGCGCAGTTCCCATTAGTGACGTTGCTGCCGGCTCATCAGTAATCAACAAGATTCCGAAGATTCGCGGCGACGGCGTCATGGAGATCGGCAAGTATATTGACTTTCACGACACTGACTCAACCAAGGATTATGACGTTCGCTTTAGCGTTGCTGGCAGTGACATTACCGTAGAAGCGGCAAACTTCACTTCTTCGAGCAAAATCACCGCTGTAACTGGTGTAGATGCTCGCGGCATGGAGGCGAGCCAAGGGCTGCAATACTACGGCAAAACGGCGGTTGGCGGCACGAATGATAGCTGGCTGCGACTTAACCCGCACAACCAGTTCGAGAGTGGTATTTATTGCTACAGTTCGGTGCTTCGAACCGATGGTTACATGACCGTTGGTGAATACTCCAAAGCTGTGAAATCTGTTCGAATTAAAAAACCTGCGAACGGTGCTTGGGGTGTTGACCGGGACGCGGCCATTGATGTGGGAGGCGCACCGACAACTGGCTCTTCTGCCACTTACATGCTCCGCTACACGGACGCCTCAAACGCTCGGGTTTTTGCCATTGACGTTCTCGACCAGACCGGTGAAACACGGATTTGGGTTGGCAAGAGCAATAAGATGATCATGCTTACGACAAACGGCGATGTTTACGCCCAAGGGAACGTAACGGCTTACTCTGATATTCGCATTAAAGATGATATCCAGGTCATCGACAATGCGCTTGAAAAGGTCAAGGCAATTCGAGGCGTCACCTTCACTCGTAAGGATTCCGAGAATGGCTTCCGTCAGGCAGGTGTGATTGCTCAGGAAGTTGAGAAGGTATTGCCGGAGGTCATTCAGACCGCATCTACCGAAGAAATCAGCGATCTAAAGACCGTGGCCTACGGGAACATGGTGGCGTTGCTGATTGAGGCGGTGAAAGAGCTAAGTGCTCAAGTTGAAGACCTTAAACAACAATGTGCTGCTTAGGAGGGGTGATGAAAGTAGCTTATCTATTCGCACTTATGGGAGTAATGGCGCTTACTGGCTGTTCTTCGTTGAATGACCAGCAACGAGCGGAGCGAGAGGCAATGTTTGATTTACATGAGGCGGAAATCAATGTTGCTGAGCGAGAAACCGATATGGTTGCGGCAAAAGAGCAGTTGGAGAAAGCAGAGGCTCATCTTCAACAGATGGAAGCAAATTTCAAAGAGATTGTTTCGGCACGATAACAGCGTTGGGCGCTGATGAGCGCCCACTTAGGGGAAATACTAATGGCACTACCTACCTCGGGTGAAATTTCGCTTGATATGGTGCGAAGGGAGCTTGGTCGCTCAAATACCGTTGCGCTTGGTGATGCTGACGTTCGTAACCTTGCCAAAATTGCCTCTCCAAACCCTATTTCACTTGGTGATTTGAGAGGTAAGCAAAGAGCCGTGGTTGTTCGCGTAACACCGAAAACATGGCAAGAAGGCGGTATTATGAACTTGATCATTTATACCGGCTATCGTAGGTCAAATGGCGCGGGTTCGGTAAACCCGACAAGCATTCATGGTCATGCAATCTCGGAAATTACCGTCGCTACATTCATGCAGAAACAGGAATATGCCTTCCGGCTGTTCATTGCGCAGTTCTCAGGAACGACGATTAGCTGTCGGATCAGGACAGACAAGGGGTATCAGCAAGACTTCCCGCTGTCGTATACATCGGGCGCTTATCTAACCAAGGGCGGCGCTGGCTCAACGGTCGGGAAAATCGTTGAAGCGGTGGCTAACTCATCTTGGTTCGACTTAACCATTTTTAGCTAAGGATCGGTATGACAAACTACAAAACAATGCAGAACGGTCAGGTCTTCGACCAAGGCCAGCGAGTTTACTCGCCAAACAACAACCCTACATGGGCGGCTGTGTCCGGCAAACCTGCTGTTGTCGTGATGTGGGCAGAGAATGCTGGTTTTACGGTAACGTCCGAGTTGGCGTTAAAGAGCACGACACCGCTTACATTTCCGACCTACGGCGGCTCCATCTACATGCAGGACATTACGTGGGTGCGGATTGGCGGAAACAAAAGCCTGTATGTCGCCAACGCAGGCAATGAGTCAATTAAGACCGCTGGCGGTGTTTGGGCGGGACAGAACGTTACGGCATACTCTGATATCCGCCTGAAAACGGACATTCGACCTATCTTCAATGCAACCGAAATGGTGCGCAAAATGCGTGGCTACACCTACCTGCGCAAAGATCTGACGGATGGTGTCCGTGAGTATGGGGTGATTGCTCAGGAGATTCAGAAAGTCATGCCTGAAATCGTGAAGCGAGAGGGCGACAGTGACATGCTGGGCGTCCGTTATCACGGCATCATTCCGGTGCTTCTGGAGGCAATCAAAGAGCTTGATTTGCGCTTAGTGGCGCTTGAGAACAAATAATGAGCAGTTGAACATTTTTAACCTAAAAATAAGTAAGCGCTTATTGATTTTTGTTTTGGGTAAGGGCAATATCATTGCGAGCGTTACCCGACCAATGGGAACGATAAAACCTGTTTGGTTGTTGCAAAATCTGAGTCCGTCACGGTGGGTAACGCTTACCCACCAACTCATCGGAAAGGAGGCTGCATGATCGGTGCGCTACTAGGATTTCTCAAGAGCAATGTCCTAGTCCTTTTGATTAAGCGCTTTTTTAAGGCTTTGTTTATTGGCATTGCCGAGCGCCTAATCAACAAGGACTTTGCGCTTGAGGCTTTTCTGACACTTCTTGAAGAATTGGCAGAAAGAACACAGTCGAAAAGGGATGATCGACTGGTCGCAAGGATGCGACAAATTACCGAACTGCATCCGCGCAAGGAAGAGCAGCAGGCGGTAAAAGCCAACGGCTGATTGCTGGCATGTTGGAAGGGTGGCGGCTTTCTTGGCCGCCATTTCTTTCACGAATTTCGGGTTTCGTTGACGGGATAACCAACGACGCCCAACTCATCGAACGGATGGCTTTAATCGGGGAAAGGCTGTCTGCGGCTAGACCACACGGCACGACCCGACTTGCCAGTGGGATAGAGTCGGATTTTGGCTAACCGACTATTACAAATTAGCCCCTCGATGCAGGCATCGTATAGTGGCCAATATCTCAGCCTTCCAAGCTGAGGACGCGGGTTCGAGTCCCGCTGCCTGCTCCATAAACTCCTTGCAGCATCTTGGTTAGGGCTTGTCTTGTATAAGCCCAACACCTTATCTACCTCACATAATCGCTACACCACCAATAACGTATTTAGCCTCAACACCTTACTTTACGGTATCCGCTGGGTTACAACCGATCGCGTAAAGCATACCCAAAATAAAAACAAAGGATTCCAAAATGTCAGAAGTGATCGTTGTAGGCTCTGTAAAGGGCGGAACGGGCAAGTCTTGCACCGCTCAGAACATGGCTGTGTGCCTTGCAATGAGAGGGCACAATGTTGCTCTTGTCGATTTAGACCCACAAAAGACAACCGAAGAGTGGTTTGTTGAACGCCGCGCTCATCTTAACCTGGTGAAAATCAGCGGCTACATCCCAACCGGTTCGGCAGAGGACTTAATCAAGTCTATCCGACCTCTTTACGACTTCATCATTTGTGATGCCGGTGGTTATGATGGCGCTTATCAGCGCGAGGCCATTATCAATGCCGACCGTTTTCTTTTGGTTTTGCGCCCTAAGCGTCGTGATTTGAAAGCCTTGCCGATGATTGACGAAGTGCTTGGTCGCGGTATGCAGTATAACCCTGACCTTAAAATCAATACGCTGATTAACCAGTGCAACCCGCTGCCAACGCAGGTTAAGCGGATTTTGGATGCTAAGTATGTGTGCGAGTCATATGACTTTAGCCCACTTCAAACCGTGGTAATGCACCGTAACGTTTTTGATGATTCAGAAGAAAACGGGCGCGGAGTGCTGGAAATGCCGGACGACTGCCGTGATCTCAAGGCAGAGGCAGAAGTGAACGACCTTGTTGATGAGCTGATTTTTGGCATCAGGCCATCGGACAAGGGCAAGGTCGCTTGAGGTATAGGTTATGGGATTAGGAGGTTTGGTGAAGAGCGACCGACGCCGGTTTACCCAAGAGGCTTCGGTTCAGGAGTCAGTTCAGCAGACAGGGCAAGATCAGGCAGAGACAAAGGCCGAGCCGATCAAAGGCAGAATGGTCAGCATGGAGGCGGATTATCACAGCCTGGTTGATGAGCTTGCCTTAGTTCCAAGGCGCTTCAATGCCGCAAGAAGTGATGTTTTCAGAGCCGGAGTATTGGTTTTGTCGAGAATGTCCGACGAGCAGATAGAAGTGCTACTGAAAGAAGTCACGCAAAGCCCTCTGAACGCTGTCAGAAGCGATGAACGATTCAAAGCTATACCAACAGACAAGTAAGCACGCCAACACGCTTAAAATGCGATTTAGAAAGCCCCGATATTTGGGGCTTTTTGCAGCCGAGGTTCGGGGCTGGACTGTCCAGCAAGGCCATAGCGAAAAGCACGGTTCCGCAAGTCCTAGTCTTTCACCCCTTAATTAATAAATACTACGGAATATATATTGGAAACGCGGTTATTGGATACTCCGGAATTGGAGTTCTTTTGGTGAAAAATCATGAACTCCGGAGATAGTTCATCTTCGAATAAAACCGCGTTTACATAATATTTCTTTTTAAGATTATTTATAAATTTAGGGGGAAAGGCTTCATCCGGACTCATCCCTCATGAGACCGATAAAATATTGTGTTGGTTGCACCATGATTTGTTATGGTTGATCTTTTCAATTTTCAATCGCGAAAGCCCTGCGTGAAAGGAAATATCTGCTATGCTTAAATTGTGCGTCTATCGGGAAATTGATTCTAGTGATTCCGTAAATTTTGTCACATTCTTCCACCCGCGAAACTAACTAATTCGCGGGTGCTTTTTTAACGGAAGCCCTTTAAAATTAGATGGTTGAAAGATTGTTATGGATGTTGTTATTTTTTGTAAGCGCCATATAATTTGGCGTTATAAACAATAGCTTCAGTAAAAATGCCATTATGAAAGGGAAGCCCGACTTGCTTCTGGAAGATTTCGCTAAACTTGAAGAATATTTGGAATCCACAAACATCTTTATCATTTCTGCCCTTAGCACTTCTCTTGAACGTGCTTTCATCTCCATACCGGATAACTTGCGAATTGATTCCTGTAATTTCCTAAAGAAATCCCGGTTAGAACAATATCAGTGGCTTCTGTCCGCGTCTCAAGGGAGAGAAGAAGAACTCAAAAGGTTTGTTCTGAGAAAGTTCTATCAATTACTAAATTAAAATCTGAATTACTCCTAAAGGATTACGTTCATACTATACTAGTAATGTCCTTAAGCATCCTTAGGTTCTTTTTTACTCCTAATAATTGTGTCAGTTTTAACATTGTTGCAAGCCCGCAAGCTTATAAGTTTGCGGGCTTTTTGTTTGCCAAATAACCAAAAGACAAGTGAGCGCAGGTCTGATTACGTTCCTGACCACCGCTACGAGGACTGAGGGATTGATAAGCAAACACTTGGATTTTAGCTGTAGGCTACTGTCGTTGTCGCCAACCACTCCAGACAGGAATACCGTCCGAATCCCGAAGTATTAATACTTGGTCTCCCTTGCGAATTTCCGCGGCAATCAACGTTGGCTCATCGTCAAAGGTGATTCGGGATCCTTTAATAGTCACCTTGTCTCCAGGCATGATTTTGACATCCTGTTTCTCAAGATACCAAGCCGGACCTAGATGAACGGAGAGGGTATCCTGACCAGCTTTAACTGTCAGGTGGACCCCTTGTTGTTGCATCTGATGCATCATAGAGATTTTATCCACGGTCACTACTTCACCGCTAGCTTCCTCCATAGTCTGGTTGTTATACATCATCCCGTAAGGTGAGTGGGGACCCCAACCACCGCTCCCATGCCAAGTCATGCCTTGTTGAGCTGATACATCATGGATGGCAGCTAAATTTAGTAACGTCACCAGTGGGATGATCATGATGTGTGTTCTCATCCTAAGCCTCCTTTTTTCAGCAAATGGATGTGTTTCAGGTTGGTCTCGGTAAAACCTTGGCTGATGCTGTGTGTTACCAAGTCTGTAAATGCGGATTAAGCCCTTACAATATTAGTGGGTTTTCCGCATGGTATGTGGTTCATATATGGCAGAATGGTAAAAATATCTAATTTCCACCGAGACGCTGAACCTCTATTGCTCATGCTTTACTGTTTTCAAAGTTCCTTCTGCAAGATAATCAACCAAATCTTCTAAGTCCGATTCACTCATCTGCCAACGGGGCATCGTCGAATCCAACTGCTCTCCGGATGGGTCAACACCTGCTGTGATAGCTCTTTTAAGGCTGGATAGGGTATAAGCATCATGATCATCATCGTGCGTGCCGAATAAGGCATCGCTTGTTAGCGGAGGAGCTGTCAGCCAAAAAAATGGATACATGCGCTGACCTCCTTCACGCCTTATACCATGGCAATCAGCACATGCCGTGAGATGCATCTGCGCATGCATATGACCGCCTCGGTAAATAATCTGGCTGCCTGACTGATTCCGGCCAGTGAAATAAATTTGTTCACCATTGGTTGGATAGGTGCGACTTTTATCGACTGATGTATACATGTGATTGATGGATACATCACAGCCGCTTAGGATGAGAGTCGTTAGTAACCATCCGCAGTGCTGTTTGATAAATTGTCTTGGCATGTTTAGCGATTCCTGATTTTAGGAAGCACACTGTCTCAATTCTCTTGCCTGAAGGGCTTAGCCTGAGATCCGTTTGACATTCAGTGTGACACCGTGGACAGAGTTCACCTCAACCCGTTCTCTAGGTTGCAGCACTTCATCTGAAAGGGCATTCCAACATTCATTGTTCAATGATATCTGATAAAAGCCATTTTGATATCCGATTACCTGACCTACTTGGTGATGGAGTGCTTCGGATCCTGTTTCAATTGGTAAGTGCATCGCTCGATACGTAAGCCAGTAGATGACTGCGGAAACGATAACAATAAAGAAATAGAGCGGTATAGCGAACGAGAATGGGGTCAGCCAGAATAATGGTAGAGCTAAAATAGGAAGGAGCAATATCAGGTGGCACATAACTATCGGCTCACAGAGAAACGTTGTAGAGTTCGATGTCGTTGCAGGCAGAGCTCTATATCACATGAATTGATGATCCTTAGATAGCTTAGTTGGCGATACCCTATTTTTCATGTCTTTAATTTTTCTATGCTCACGGTCTTCGGAAACACCTAAGTAGCTATATGAAGCTAAGGCAGAGTATCCCGCACATTGTATTACTATTTCACTTTTTCTTAGTCGCGGATTCATGTATTTTACTTGTGAGTGATAAGTCAGTGCTTAGTTAGGTTATGTTTCCGCATCAGTTGAAAAACTTAAAAGCCGTTTTTGAGGAAAACGAGCGACTTTTACCACTCATCGACACAACAGCGAGAGACAAGGACGAGATCACTTCAAAAATCGTCGGGATTTCGCGCTGTAAGGACGATGGTGAGCTTTTCTTTCGTAAGTGGTATGACTATCGCTTTCTACATCCCCTCGACGCTACAGCGTATTTTGCAGAGTGCTACATGAAGGCTTACTCGCAAGTGATGTTGATGCGCGGTCGTGAGGATTACAAATCCGCACCATTCAGAACAGGCATTAAGCGCAAAGCCATTTGGGAACAGTCTAGCCGGACAGTGACCTCGCTGTGGAAGGCAAGACAGATGGCCGACAAGCTACGCGCACCCTACGATCTGTTTTGTTTCTCAATCATCATGGATACGGAAGGGCGAGGACGATTGCACCTGGCTACTCCGGCACAGCTATACCAAGCCGAGCTGATTGACAACTTCAAGCAAGCACTGGCGAGTAAGCTGAGAACTGGCCTAATGGTATCAGAAGAGCCTTACTTCAAGGTTTCCAACTTTTGCCAGTGTCCGGTTCTAGAGGAATATCAAAAATTCGTCATTGCACAGATCAAGATGCGCGGAGAGGCAAACCAAGACTTGTCCCTGCGGAGTGCCATCTACACACACGAGGCCATTCCTCGTCACCTAGCGATGAAGCACTTCCCCGAGGCAACAGTATTGGCAGCCGACAAGCTCCAATTATCATGGAATCTGTAAACGCAATGCACATGAATTAGCAACAAGGAAATCAAATCATGAATACTGAGTTAACTACTCGCAATCGCCGCAACGTCAAGCCTGCAATGGCTGTGACCACCCGTTCATCTTCACACATTGAGCGTCGATTGGGCTTTCTAAAAACCAATGAGGTGGAGTGTGAGATCGCGACGGTATCCGGTGCGAGTTTCTTTGGTCGAGTAGTGTCTTTTGATGAAACGGCAATCGTGCTTCAGCCAACCGGCACTATCAGCCCAAGTGACTTGGTTACGGTCGCCATGCGTGGTTTGGAATTTCTTGCCCCAAGCAGCGGCAGAAAACAGCCATACGTAATTGAGGGGTAATTCATGACAACTGAGTTTGAGGTAACTTCTGTTCCGCTTTCAGAGAAGTTTGACTCAGGTTTTCAGCTACGTTTGGCAGCCTATTACTGCCGTGATACGAACTTCCTGACGATGACAAACGACTTAGTCTCTCCGGAGCAATTCGAGAACAAAGCCGTTGCCAGCCTCGTGATGATCGTAAACAAGCATTTTCGCCTTTACTCGCAGGCACCAGGTAAGAAGGTGCTTGTTGATCTGGTGAAAAAGGCCATTGAGTCAAAGCGCATCCGTGAGGAAATGAAGCCGGATGTGCTGGTATCACTCAAAGAAATTCTGTCTGAACCTTTGACAGACAGCAAATACATGCTCGACCAAGTAAGCACGTTCGCCCGTAATAACGCGCTGGACGAAGCCCTAATGAAAGCCGTTGAGTTGAAAGAAAAGGGCGACTTTGAGGGTGCGGTAGCGGTCGTTCAAAAAGCGATGCTGGTAGGGGCTTCTGACTCGAACAACTATTACGACTACTACGAAGAGGTAGATACTCGAACTGAACGTCGTGATGCTCTGGAGAAAGGCGAGGATGTTCCGACAGGTATTACCACGGGTATTCGCGCACTGGATGCGATCCTTTACCACAAAGGCTGGGGTCGTCGCGAAATGACGCTGATTATGGGTGGTGCAAAGGCGGGTAAGTCTACTGCTTTGGGTGACTTCTCCATTGCTGCCTCCGATGCCGGCTACAACGTTCTGTATGTCACGCTTGAGGTTCATGCGCGAATCATTTCGGACCGTGCGGATGCGCGTGTTTCGGACACCTCAATGGATGACTTGGTGAAAGCGCGTGAGGCGGTTCGCTCCGCTATTCTGGCTAAGCGCTCAGGCGGGGTTGGGAAGCTGATCATCGTTGAGCGTCCGGCAGGCACTTTCACTCCGAACGAGCTTAATCGCTTGATTCATGACTTCCGAGCCAAAGGCGTGAAGTTTGACATGGTGGCGTTGGACTACCTTGACCTAGCTCGCTCAAACCGTGTGACCAACGATCGCCGCGCAGACGAAAAGGACATGTATACCGACTTCCGTGGTCTGGCGGACAAAGAAGACTTCGCGCTGCTTACCGCAACACAGACTAACCGTGATGGTATGGGTTCGGAGACAGCGGGTATTACGCACGTTGCGGATAACATCGAAAAAATCCGTATTGCCGACTTAACAATCTCAATCAACAAAACGGATGAAGAGAAAGCGAAGGGAGAGGCGCGACTATTCCTTGCTGCTTCTCGTAACCAACGTGGCGATATTACCGTTCGCGTTAAACAAGACCTCGATAAGATGAAGTTTGTCGATAAGGTTCTGGATGTTTTCTAACTATAGTTTAGGTAAGCGGTGACTTATGTATTTGCCTAAAACCACAGCGAATGCGGCCATCATTACTGCATTCGCTGCCATTACAGCAAGCAAGTGACGAGCAACTTCTGGCGGTAATCGCAGAGCAAGTAAGAGGTAAATAGTGTGGCATTTGAAGATATCAGAGAAATGCTTGATGGCCTTGATTTTGAGGCTTGGCTTGATTTGGAGGGCGTTGATTATCGCGTGACTACTGGCAAATCAGGTCGAGAGCTGAATATCCGCCATTGTCCGATGTGCGGAGGAGACTCTTGGAAAGTGTATTTCAATCCGATGCGAGGACAGGGAGTATGCTTTCACGGTTCACACCCGCAGGACAAGCAATACAACGTATTCCGCTTTCTACAGGCGTTTACAGACAAGCGAGGGAGAGAACTTGCTGATTATATCGAGCAAGTTAGCTTAGAGCTGGGCTATATGCCAAAGGTGAAAACGGAAATCAAATCCGACGTTAACCTTTTGCAAGAAATTCGCCTGCCAGCATCGCTTCATATCTCAAGGGAAATGGAGACGCTGCCCGAATATTTGCTCAACCGAGGACTGAGTAAGACATTGTGTGAGTATTTCGATTTACGCTGGTCTGAATCCGGCGTTCATGTCTTTTGGGACTCCGAAGCGCAAGAGGGCAAAACTCAAGACTTTTCCAAGCGAGTCATGATTCCTGTTTACGATCTTGAAGGCAAACTTGCCACGTTCCAAGGTCGTGACGTGACAGGTGAGGCTCGCAGAAAGTATCTCTTCCCACAAACACTCTCTGCTTCCGGTCGATACCTATACAACGGACACAATGCCGTTGGCAAAGAGACGGTAATCGTTGGCGAGGGTGCGTTTGACGTTATCGGAGTTAAGCGAGCGCTACTCAGCGAGCCAACGTTGTTCCCGTTTGTAGAGCCAATAGGGACGTTTGGTATGCACTTGTCCGGAGGACTGGAAGAATCAGCCCAAGACCAGATAGGGGCGTTCTTAAAGCTCAAGGCCAAAGGACTTAAGAACATTGTCCTAATGTGGGATACGGAGCAGAAAACCATTCCCGTTGTGATTGCGTCGGCCAAGAAGCTCATTGGTTGCGGCTTTAACGTCCGAATTGCTGCATTGGGCGAGGACGAAGATCCCGGCGAAGCACCGCCAGAGAAAATCATCGCGGCTTACTACCGTGCCAAAAAATTCGATAACCAGTTAGCCATGATGCTCAAGCTGAAAGGCTGGAGTGCAATCAGAAACTAACCTATCAATCAGTCACCAATTACTTAACTGCCGTAATCACTTGCTTATTATGGCAGTCATACTGCGACAAGTAAGGAGCAAAAGCAGTGAAACTTGAGCCTCTAGTTGCCAGTGTCATGAGCAATCTGAAAAAGCACAAGGGCTATAAAAACCTTGGCGAATCCGAGATTGCAGACATAAAAGCTGGTGTTATCGAGACGCTTAAAGACAGCGTTTCGGAAGTAGCGGCTGACATGCCATTTGTAGCCAAAAACGAGTTCATTTTCGAACAAGAAATTTCAGTGCTGCAAGTGACCGTCAAAAAGATAAATTTGGTTGATCGCCCGTTTTACATCGTGGAAGCAAACAGACCTTATGCAGATATTACCGGAGATACAGTATCCGGCGGTGTTTGGGGACGCTTCTACGGGCTGATTGACGCTGAAACGGATAAGTATGTTGCGGGGCTTGGTATCGACTCCCCACAGCATCTATCAAAATCCAAGTGTCTTCCGGCTGAGTTCTACAAAAACGTGGTTGAAGGCTTATTTGGAGTTCTGGACGACTTCAACGGCGAAGAGGACTTAACGGATGAGCAATTCAAAAAGGCTTATTCGGAAGCGGTTATCGACAATGAGGGATTCCAGTTCCTTAGTTTCGCACTGAGTGACCTGATGAGCAGTGATGCCATTGTCAGTATTCGCGCTCAGACAGATGCGTTTTTCACTCGCCTTGAGGAAACATATGGCTCGCTAATCGACGTTTTCTCAATGCGTTCGGGAAACATTCTCTACTGCCACTCAGGAACGGCAGAGAAATACATCAGCACATTTGCACAGCGTTGCGAAGCATTGGTGGCTAACGCAACCGAGTTAATGAAAAAAGTAATCGACGATTATCAAGTAAAAGCAGAGGTAGGTGAGTCATGGGGCAGTTGGTAATTTCAAAAGAGGCAAAAGAGAAGGTTATTCCACTTTCAAAAAGCCGCTCAGGGTGCAACATGCACAGTTTTTCCTGCGAAAGCACCGGTCGCATCGCCAACTATGTCGTTTGCCAGCACACGGTTTTGGCATTCAAAGATAAACGCTTAGGCGCTAATTCATTTGTTGATTGTCAGGGCTGCATTGGTTCAAGCAAGTGCCTGGCTGTTCGAATGATGATTGCGGAGAGAAAGGCAGGTCGAGCGCTTTTCTACGAAGAATACGTGCCGAAGACCGTAGAAGTGGATGTTCAGCCGGTTGTCGTTAGCAAGAGCTGGCGAAGCATCGGCCGTCAAACCAACAAGGTGTCGAGTGCCAACAAGGTCAACAAGGCAAATAACACCAACAAGGCCAGTAAGCCCAATACCTTACATAAGGACGATAAGCCAAATATCGACGCCTCCAATATGTTTGCCGATATGGTTTCGGCAACAGATTAA